ACACGCCGAACGCCCAGCGTCGCATCCGCCAACTGGTCGATGTGAAGAACACCTTGCAGGCCGAAGTCGACGCACTGAAGCCGCAAGCAGAGAGCCTAGAGCAGATCACGTCCTTCATGGACGCCTCCGATCTCGCCCCCGCCGAAGTCAAGCAGGGTTTCGAGATCATGGCCCTGATGAAGAACGAGCCGCGCAAGGCCCTCGAGGTTCTCGCACCTCTCGTCCAGGAGCTTGCACGTATCGCCGGCTACACCGTGCCGGAGGACATGCAGGAGAAGGTCCGCCAGGGGTATGTCTCCGAAGCGGACGCCCGTCGCATCGCTCAGGCCGAAGCCGAGACGAAATTCGTCAGGGAACGGACTGAGCGGGACCAGCAGCGGGCCCGCGAGGCGCAAGAGCGTCAGACGGCACAGGCGCGGATGGGCGACGTTGTGAGGGCGGCGGATGACTGGCACGAGCGGCAGGCGGCCAACGATCCCGATTGGAAGCTGAAGCAGGACCGGGTCAACCAGGTCGTCGAGCTTCGCGTCCGTCAGTCGGGATATCCCGTGGACGGAAAGGCAATGGTCGCTCTCGCGGATAGCGTTCTCAAGGACGTGAACGCCGAGATCAAGCGGCTGCAGCCCAAGCGCGAAGCGAAGCAGATGGTGACCGGAAACGCTTCGACCCGTTCGACGCCGGCGCCAAAAGACACGATGGACGTGATCAACGCGATTCTCGGCTAAGTCGGACGGGTGACCCGAAAAGGGCCACCCCGATGCCGTTCACCACCCAGGAACTGGAGAATATCGCCAACGCGACGATCGATCTCCACCTTGACCGAGGCAAGGTCAAGTCTCAGACCCTTCAGGACAAGCCGCTCCTGCGCGCGTTGCGCGCCAAGGAGAAGACCTTCCCCGGCGGCAAGGAGATGCTCGACGTTCGCGTCAAGGGTCTCTACTCCACCGAACCGCAGGGTTTCTCGAGCGATGACGAGGTCGACTACGGCAACCCCGCCAACATCAAGAAGGCGTTCTACCCGTACAAGTTCATCCACGCGGGCATCAAGTTCACGATGGATGAGATGGTCCGGGACGGCATCTCGATCGTCGACACGGCGACCGGCAAGTCCGAATCGCGCCACAGCGAGCGCGAGAAGACCATGCTCGCCAACCTGCTCGACGACAAGATCGAGGACATGACCGAGGGCACCGACCGCGGTCTGAACCAGATGTACTGGCGGGACGGCACGCAGGACGCGCTGCTCATCCCGGGCATCCGGTCCTTTGTCCTGGACGATCCGACCTCGGCGTCCATCGTCGGCGGCATCGACCAGGTGGCCAACACCTGGTGGCGCAACCGGGCGTCGCTGCTGATCGACACGTCGACCGCCAGCAACCTCAACCTGGTCACCAAGCTGCAGCAGGAAATGCGCCAGCTGCGCCGCTACGGCGGACGGCCGAACCTGTTCCTGTGCGGGTCCGACTTCATCGACGCCTTCGAGAAGGAACTGCGGTCGAAGGGCGACTTCACCCTCTCCGGCTGGGCCAAGGGCGGGCGCATCGACGCCAGCGTGGCCGACCTTGCCTTCAAGGGTGTCGAGCTCGAATACGACCCGACGCTCGATGACGAGGGCCTGGCCAAGTACGGCTATGTGCTCGACACCAAGACCATCCATCCCTACGTGGTCGAGGGCGAGAACATGAAGAAGCACTCGCCGGCGCGTCCCGAGAACAAGTATGTGTTCTACCGGGCGATGACCTACGTCGGTGGGCTGATCTGCAAGCAGCGCAACGCCAACGGAGTGTATTCGATCCTGTAACGGGCCGAAGAACTCAGGAAAGGAAGAACTCAGATGTTCGACAATACCACTTTCTCGCTGGCGAGCGCGGTAGCCAACAACGGCACCGTCACCGTCGGCTATCCGACCGCCCGGTCTCAGGGCGACTACGACTGGACCCCCGGCAAGCATGTCCTGTTCGTCGCGGGCAACCAGTACAACGCCCCGGCGGACTTCACGCTGACGTTCAACGCCAACGCCTCCGACATCACCCTGACCAACAAGTCGGGCGCGGCGTGGCCGGCGCAGTCGGCGTGCCGTCTGCAGATCGACCGGCCCGGCGCCGAGGACAAGCGGATCGACAACACGGCCGAAGGCAATGATCGGGTTCGCCAGATCCCGGCTCAGGTCGCGCTGATCAATCTCGGCTCGCCCAACGTTGCCGATCCCAACGGCTACGTCGAGAGCCAGGATCTGACGTCGGCCGGCGTGTTCTCGGTTGATACCAATGCTGCCGGGGCCATCGCCGCTGCGGCCTTGGCTGGCGAGGCTGACGTTCCCCGGAACGTGGTCGCGGCGTGGACCACCACCGCCGTCCTGACGGTCACCGGCACCGATGAGTACGGCAACGTGATCGTCGAGAGCTCGGCGTCGGGCGCGGCCATGGCAGGCAAGAAGGCGTTCAAGACGGTCACCGGCATATCGACGTCGGCGAACATCACCTCGCTGACGGTCGGCACCGGCGACGTGCTCGGCCTGCCTGTCCGTGTCGGCAAGGTCGGCAATGTGCTCGCCGAGTACAAAGACGGCGTGCTTCTCGATCGGCGCCCGGGCGTTGTCCGGATACCGTTCCAGATCGACCAGACCGATCTGCTGGCGGCCACGCCGATCAGCGTGCCGTCCCCGGTTGCCGGGGTGATCTCCAAGCTGGTCACGATCGCGTGGAAGGCGGTCACGACCGGTGGCGCGGTCACCATGAAGGTCAACAACACCGCGGTCGACGGTCTGTCGGTCACGGTCGCGGACGGTGGCGGCGCCGGCGATCTCGACTCCGACACCCCGACCGCAGGCCACGCATCGACCGTTGTCGCGGTGGGTGACGAGCTCGAAATCCTGCCGGCCACGGAGTTTGCCACTGCCGGTGCCCTGACCGGGTACATCGAGATCACGACCGTCGGCACGTTCGTCGCGGCCGTGGACACCGAAGCGACCGCCACCACCGGTGACGTTCGCGGCACCTACGATCCGCTCGACGCCTGCGACGGCGACGACGGTTACATGCTGCTGGTCGCTCTGACCAACCCCGCCGACAAGGGCGTGGCGCAGTACGGCGGCTGATAGCCGCCAGCAAGAAGGAGGGGCGGGCTTCGTCGGCCCGCCTCCCCACTTTCCTCAACTGCAAGAAGGACGTTAAACCGTGCAGTACTACTCAGCGAAAATCCGCCTCGGGGGCAGCGTGCTCCACGAGGTCCGCAAGACCGGCCTGTCGGCCGCCGAGGTCGTCCTGCTCCGTCGCGAGCACGGGCCCGACGCGGTGATGGACATGGTGCTCATCGACGATCGCCACGTCAGCGAGACGGTCGAGCGTGCGCGCCTGGCCGCCATCTACGGCGAGAAGAAGGTCGAGGCCGTCTACGGCGCCCCCGACATGCCCAACCGCATGCCGGTTCACCTCGCCGGCTTCGGGCCGGACGACAAGCCTGCCGAGCCGGTGGCCGAAAAGCCCAAGCGTGCCCGGCGCACCAAGGAGCAGATCGCGGCCGATCAGGCGGCGGTCGCGACCGAGAGCAAGTCCCTCGAGACCGTGCTGGACTAGCCGATGGCGCGCGGGGTCACGTTCCTCAATCTGAAGACGCGGCTCCGCGCGGACCTTCGGCGCGACGTCTCCGCGGCGGTCGGTGTCGACGACATCGATTCGCTGGAGCAGACGATCAACCGCGTCTACGAAACGCTCTACTACGATTTCGACTGGCCGCACCTGCGCCGGGTGTTCACCCGCACCACCCTGAGCGCCGGTCAGAGATACTACGACATGCCGTCCGGCTGCGACATCGAGCGCATAGAGCGCATGGTCGCCTGGCGCGACGGGCTGGCCGTCGATCTCGCGCGCGGCATTGACATCGAGCACTACGGCATTTACGACCCCGAGGACGACGAGCGCGCCGAGCCGGTGCTGCGCTGGGACGTCCGCTACACCGGATCCGCCACCCAGCTCGAATTCTGGCCGATGCCGTCGACCAGCACCCAGGAGTTCCAGATCCAGGGCTTCGAGCAGCATGACCGGCTGGTGGCCGACGCCGACGTCTGCCGGCTGGACGACAACCTGATTGTCCTGTTCTCGGCCGCCGAACTGGCGCTGGCCCAGGAATCCAAGGACGCGCAAGCCAAGCTGCAGCAGGCCCAGCGGCTCTACGCAACCCTCAAGGGGCGCACGAGCGGGCAGGGGCGCACCGTGCGTCTCGGTCTCGGCAGGCCGCCCCGGCACCCGAGTCACGCCGTCATCCGGGTGAGTTAGGTGTCTTACCTCCACGTCAGCGATTTCAAGTTCGGTCTTGACCGGCGGCGCAAGCGCGTGGTCGGCGTGCCCGGTACGCTGTGGACGCTGCGCAATGCGCACATCAGCCGCGGCGGCGACATCGAGCGCGCCAAGAAGTTCGTCAGCACCTACACCCTGCCGGCACTGACCTACGGCATGGCCGCGGTGAAGAACCAGCTTTTCGTGTTCGGCAACACCGATCTGGCGTCCAGCATGCCGCTCGGCATTCAGTACCAGCGGCTGCAGCACCCGTCCGGCGCAGCCATGTCGCGGGTGCTCGACGCCAAGGGCTTCGACGGCAAGCTCTACGTCATCGCCGAGTATGCCGACGGCAACATCGGCCACTTCTACAACGGCACCCGGGTGTCCGATTGGGACGCCCTGGCTGACGCCAATTCGGACCTGGCGACGCTGGCCGAGTATCTGGCGGCGAAGATCGACCAGAGCGACGACGTGATGGCGTCGAGCTTCGGCGAGACGATCACGGTTACCGCCAAGGTGGCCGGCACGGCGTTCACGATCACCAAGGCGACCGCCGACACCGCCGTCAATGCGGTCGGCTCGATCGACATCACCGCCGGCACCGCCAGCGCCGGCACCAACAAGGTCAGCACGATCACGGTCGACGGCAACGACATCCTCGGCGCGGCCGTCGACTGGGCGACCAGCCATGCGGCGACCGCCACGGCCGTCGCGGCGCAGATCACAGCCAACACGTCGAGCCCCAACTTCACCGCTACGGCCGACGGCGCCACCATCACGATTACCGCGGCTGTTACCGGCAACGCCGCGAACGGGGACGTGGTCAGTGGCACGGTGGGCGGCGACGTGACGATCGGCAACGCGGTGGCCATGGCCGGCGGCAACACCAACGACCAGGACATCACGCTGACCGCGGAGCAAGCGAACGTCGCCGCGGTGGCCGAGGTGCGCGCGACCGGCTCGGTCGAGATCACCGGCGGTACGTTCGACGCCGGCGTCAACAAGATCAGTTCGGTCACGGTCGACGGTGTCGAGCTTCTCGGCGTGTCGGTTGACTGGATCTCGTCGAACAACGCCACCGCCACCGCGCTTGCCGCAGAGATCAACAACGGCACCTCGACGCACGAGTACACCGCGTCCGCTGTCTCGGCTGTCGTGACGATCAAGGCGGCGGTCGGCACTGGTGCTGCGCCCAACGGCTTCGTCGTCACGTCCACGGTTGCCGGCGACGTCACCAAGACCGACACCAACATGGCCAGTGGCGTGACCGCGGTGACCGCCGTGGCGCAGGTCCACACCGCGCTCCTGAGCGGCACGTTCGACCCGCAGGATGTGTTCACGGTCACGGTCAACAGCATCGACTACAAGGCGACCGGGCGCGGCGCTGGCATGGGCACGAGCCTGTTCGTCTACAAGAAACGGGTGTGGTCGACCGCCAACAGCCTGCTGTTCTACTGCAAGCTGAACGATGCGTCCGACTGGTCGGATCCCGGCGCGTCGAGCGGCGCCGGCTTCATCAACATGGCCAACGATAGCGAGGGCACCGAGCGGCTGACCGGTGCGGCCAGCTACGAGGGCAAGGCGGCGATCTTCTCGCGGCAGACGACGCGCGTCTACGAGCTCGCGGCCGACGCCACCGAGATCAACGTCATCCAGCCGCTGGAGAACACCGGCACGATCGCGCCGCGCAGCGTGGTGCCTTACGGCAACAACGACGTATTCTACCTGGACACCACCGGCGTGCGCAGCTTGCGGGCCCGGGACGCTTCCGGCTCGGCCTACGTCGCCGACGTCGGCAGCGCGATCGACCCGTTCGTGCGCGCCGAGATCGACGCCGTGGTCGAGGACACCGTGGCGCGCGCCGTCGGCGTGCTCGAGCCGACCGAGGGCCGCTACATGCTGGCGCTCGGCGATCTCATCCTGTCGCTGTCCTACTTCCCCGGCTCGAAGATCACCGCCTGGTCGTACTACGATCCCGGCTTCTCGGTGTCCGACTTCGCCAAGGCGCGCGGTCGCGTTTACGCCCGCGGTGCCAACAAGATTTATCTCTACGGCGGCGCCGACAACGCGGCATACCCGGATGCTGACGAGCAGACCATCCTGGTTGAACTGCCGTTCATGGCGGCCGATACGCCGGCCACGTTCAAGGGCGGGTACAGCTTCGACGCCGCGCTCACCAACGACTGGAGCATCGAGGTTCTGGTCGACCCGGACGACGAGACGAAGGTCGTCGACATCGGCGTGCTGAACGAGACCACCTACCACCGGTCGAGCATCCATCTTCCGGCCAGGACGCCGATGGTCGCGCTCAAGATGACGTGCAGCGCGGCCGGCAACGCCAGTTTCTCCAGCCTGGCCATCCACTACAAGGGCGAGGAGGCGAAGTGAACCTGCGACGCCGCACGACCACCATCTCGCACATATACGCTGTTGTGAATACCTTGAGCGAGATCAGCCGGTGGGAGATAGAAAAGTTCGGCTACACCGAGTGGAGCTTCCTCAAGGAGTGCCACGAACTGCTCGACCAGCCCGGTGTCGAGATGGAGACCGGCTTCGACCGGGAAGACCGGCCGATCGTCATCTTCGGCACCGTGCCGCACGCGCAGGATCCGGTGGTCCGCGTGATCTATCTGATCGCGGCGCAGCGGTTCTTCGACCTCGGTGCGCCCATGGTGCGTTTCGCCAGGCGATACGTGCGCAAGGTCGTCGACCAGAGGCCCGGGTTCCGCTTCGACGCATACACTGCCTCACCGCACCCGCAGGTCGACCGCTGGCTGCATCTGCTCGGTTTCAGCGGGCCGATCGAGGAGGGCGGCGCGCGGCTGTTCGAGATGTATGGGAAAAGGCGTGACGCCGCTAAGACAAAGTGCTAAATTCACCACGAGAGCGTAGCTGCCGGACGTCGCTCAATCCGGATCTCAGGATCAGGATTGACCGTTATGTGCATTGGAGCACCGAAGAGCAACGCAGGGGATGAAGCCGCCAAGGCCGAAGCCGAGACCCGGGCGCGCGAGGAAAAGCGCCAGGCCGACATTCTCGCCGGCAAGGGCAAGATCGACGAGGCGTATTCCACCTTCGACGACGACTATTACGGCGGCTACAAGGACACGTACACCGGCTACTACAACCCCCAGGTCGACGACCAGTACAACACCGCGCTCGACCAGCTGACCGCGGCGCTGTCCGGCCGGGGCATTCTGGAATCGACCCCCGGCATCGCCAAGATGGGCGAGCTGCAGAAGACTTACGATCAGGGGCGCACTCAGGTGGCCAACGATGCCGACGCCGCGTCGCGCGGCCTGCGCTCGAGCGTCGAGAACTCCAAGACCGACCTCTATGCGCTCAACCAGTCGAGCGCCGACCCGGAAGGCATAGGCGCCCGCGCTGTCGGTCAGGCGACCGCACTGGCCGCGCCGCCCAGCTTCTCGCCGCTCGGCTCGCTGTTCGCCGGCATCCTGAGCGGCTTCGCCAACAGCGGCCAGCAGAAGCCACAGCTCGGCAGCCCATACGCCAGCAGGACGCCGTCGCTCTATACGGCCAGCGGATCGGGCTCAAGCTCGGTCGTGAAGTAGGAGCCGCGCCATGTGTCTTCCAGGTGGCGCCGCAGGCGGACTTCTCGGTGGCCTTCTCCAGGGCATCGGCGGCATGGTCACGGCCAGCGAGGACCAGAAGAACGCCGACCGTATCGCCAGGGCGCGTAACCAGCGCCTGCAGGCGGCGCTGAAGCGCAACGACGAGTATGCGCGCGTCGCCCGCGAACGGTTCAACGACCGCACCGACGGGCAGGCGGCCGATCCGGAAGGCGATCTGAACGCCGCCAAGGCGGGCACCGGCGAGGAGATCGCCGCCAATATCGAGACGCCGGATTATGAGGCGGGCGCGCCGATCAGCGGCAGCGCGCCGCCGATCGTGCGCAGCGCGCTCGCCAAGAAGATGCTCGACACGTTCCAGCAGTCGACCACGCAGGCCAAGGCGCTCGGCGCGCTCGGCGGCTACTCCAACTACTGGTTCGACCAGGGGGTCGACACCACCGGCGCCGGCCGCGACATCGGCATCCAGAACGACTTCAGCCGCGGCAACATGGCGATATTGCCATATGAGCAAGACTTCGCCGAGGTGCAGGCGAACAAGCCGCGCAGCGGTCTCGGCGGTCTTCTCTCCGGGCTGGGGGGTTTCTTCGGCTGATGCCCAAGATCATCAACAGCTATCGCGGTTCCGGTCTCGGCCCCATGGGCGAGATGTTGCAGTCGCTTGGCCGCAGCCGCCAGCAATCCGACCCGCTTGGCGACGAGCTCAAGCGGCAGAAGATTTACGAGATGCAGCGGCAGAACACCGAGACCGAGGAGATGATGAAGATCCTCGGCCTGTTCGGCAAGCCGGGCGAGAATATCCCGGCCAACGCCGCCGGTGCCGCGATGTTCGGCGCCGGCATCGACCCGTCTAAGCTCGCCGATTACGACCGCTGGCGGAACTACCAGCAGGGCGGCGCGGACAGTCCCGCGGCGGTCAACTCGACACTTGGCGCTGGCGGTGCATACAGCAGCACCAAGCCGGCTTTCGACACGACGATGGCTGAGACGCAGCGCCAGTTCAACATGAAGCCGCAGCCGGCGCTGGACGCGCAAGGCAACCCGGTGTTCGGTCGGCAGGGAGACCTTTCCGGGCTCCAGCCGATACTGAACAACTCGGAGCGTCAAGGCACCGCAGCCGGCCAGCACTTCGGCCAGATGGGCGAATTGCCGCAGGCCGAACGGAACTATATTGGTGCGGCTGGCCCTGCCGGCACTCCGCGCAACTATATCCTGCGCGATGGCCGCAGCTTCATCACGCACGACGGCCAGACCGATTCGCAGACCGGCCAGCCGTTGCCGCCCGGTGGCTACATCGGCAACGTCGAAGGCGACGCCGGTGCCGTCGGGCTGACCAACGCCGTGCGCACCGACCTGCAGAGCAAGCGCATCGCCTACGACCAGTTCAATGCCCTGGCCGACCATGCCGACGAGCTTCTCAGCGACCCGACCCGATTCGGCCTGACCGGCGCGGTGCGCTCGATCGGACAGGAGATCGGCCAGCTGGGACAAAATGCCGCACAATTGCTTGGTGCCGGCACGATCAGCGAGGCGGCGCAGAAAGTCGCGTCGACCCTCTCGGCCAGTGGCGTCGATCCGAATCTCGTGTTCGGCGGCTACGACACCGGGCTGCCGGAGGTCGATACCGTGTGGGGCCTGATCGTCTACTCCGGCGCCAGTGCGCTCGCCGGCCAGGAAAACCGCTCGGTCAGCGACAAGGACATCGCGATCATGCGCGAGATCCTCGGCGATCCGAAGGCCATCCTGTCGAGCGCCCCGGCGCTCAAGGCCAAGATCGATGCGGCGCGCAGGATCATCTCCAGCCGTCAGGCCGTGGTCGACCGCTACCTCGGCGGGCAGGGCGGCGCACAGCCGGCGGCTCCCGTCGCTCCGGCCCCGGGTGCGCCCGCTCCGGCGCAGATGCAGCCTGCTGCACCGGCCACTCCGCGAATCCGCCTCAATAACGAGGGGGAGGTCATACAGTGATTGAGGTTGAACTGGAGGACGGCCGCGTCCTCGAGATCGAAACCGATGATCCTTCGGAAGCGGTCCGCGCCGGACGCAAGTTCCTTGTGAGGGAGCAGAACGCGGGCGAAGCGTTCCGCAGCGGTCCCGCCCGCCCCCTGGCCATGGGTGCGCAAGACGTCGGTAAAGGGTTGGCCGATGTGGCCGGCATGCCGGTCGACCTGATGTCGGGAGCGACCAATCTCGGCTTCTCCGCGGTCGATATGCTGTCCAAGATCCCCGGAATGATCCCCGGCGTACCGGACGTGAGCACCAACTTGCCCCGGATAGAAGAGCCGTTCATGGGGGCCGACAGCATCTCGAACATGATGTCCACGCTCTCCGAGTTCATGGGCTTCAAGCCGTTCGAGGAAGAAGAGCGCAGCCGCGGCGAGCGGCAGATTGGAGATATCAATCGGTTCGGCACGGCGGCACTGACCTCCGGCGCCGGCCTGTCCACTGCGGCGGGGGCCAAGTTCGCGCCCGGGGCCGCCGCGCCCAAGCCCGGTCTGCTGGACGGGCTTATGCGGCCCTACGCCCAGAGCCCCGGCCGGACGCTGGCCGGCGATGTCGGCGCCGGGGTTGGCTCCGGTCTCGGTATCGACCAAGCGCAGGAGAACTACCCAGATAGTCCCATCATGGACATGCTTGGCGTACTGGCGGGTGGTTTTGGCGGTTCGCTTGCCGCCAATGTCGTTCGCTCGCCCAGGGACGCAGTGCGCGCGGTAAACAGCCTGCGCGCGGATCCGAGCATCGCGCTCGACCCGGAGTCGCTTGGGGCGACCAGCCGCCGGGTGGCCGAACACACCGCGCGCATGGTGCAGGGCGCGGCCACCGACCCGGCCAAGGCCAGCGCGCGCATCGGCCAGCGGGTCGAAGCGGCGCGCAACGCCGGCGAGCCGGTGCCGACGGCGGGCATCGCCAGCGACGACATCGGGCTCACCGCGATGGAGCGTGGCGCGCGCGGTCGCGACCCGGTGCCGTTTCAGGAGAGTGATCAGGCGCTCAAGGACGCCGCACAGGACCGCGTCACCGGTTTGCGTGACCCCGGCGCCGACCAGTCGGCCGCCACCGAATACGCGCAACAGCGTCCGAGGGACTTGGCCGATGCGCGCGACGCCGACGCGCTGCCGCTGCTCGAGCGGGCCGAGCAATCCGGCGCGATGGTCGACGCGCAGCCTGTGGTTGACAAGATCGACACCATGCTCGGCGAGGCCAAGCGGCCGGCGGTGCGCGATGCGCTGACCAAGGCGCGCGAGATGCTGAAGCCGGCCCGGGTCGATCCGGACAACCCCGACGCGCTCGACACGTCGGTCCGCGGTCTCTACGAGACGCGCAAGGCGATCAGCGACATCATCGATGGGCGCACCGACACGCCGACCGGCCGCTATGCCAAGAAGGAGATGATCGAGGTGCGCGACGCGCTCGACGCGCAGATCAACGCCGCGGCGCCAGAGTTCGGCCAGTACCTGACGAAGTACAAGGAAGGCAGCGCGCCGATCAATGCGCTGCGTGACAGTGACACGGTCGCCGCGCTGATGGAGAAGGATCCGCGCAATGTCGCCAAGCGCATCTTCGGCGGCAAGGAGTACGGCACCGAACAGCTTCTCGACCAGGTGAACGAGGCCATCGGCACCAACCCGGAGGCGATGCGCGGCTGGCGCGCGGCCGTGGCCGAGGTGCTGGCCGACCAGGTGACGACGACCAACACCGCGCTCACCGGCACGGCCGACGGTCCGGTGTCGATCGCCGCGCTGCAGAAGGTGTTCAAGCAGCACGAGAAGGGGCTGGCGAAGGTGTTCAGCCCAGAGGACATGAACGCGCTGCGCCGCGCGCACAAGATGCTCGAGCCGCTCGGCAACCTCGGCCGCCAGTCGGTCGCCGGTTCGGCCACCGCCGAGAACCAGCAGCTTGCCAACGCCTTCGAGGCCGCGGTGCTGGCCTACACCGGCAACGCCATCAAGACCGGCATGATCATGAAGCGCATCCGGGTCGGCCTGAACCTCGTCCCGGGGCTCAAGCAGATGACGCTGGAGAGCAAGATGAAGCGGCTGGTCGACCGCATGTGGTTCGATCCGGACCTCGCGCGTCATCTGCTCGACAAGCCGGTGTCGGAGATTCAGGGCCCCGGCTGGAATGCCAAGCTCAACCGTTTGCTCGGCTACGCGGCCGGCTCGCGCGAGATGACCGACGACGACAGCTTCTCTTCGGATTGACTGTCGTACTTTGTCGGCGTAGTATCGCGACATCGAGCGACATTCCGCAAGGGGGCTCCCATGACCCGTTTTCGCGATGCAGTGGTGTGGACGTGCGTATTCGTGCTGGCCCTCACGTTCGTGGGGCGAGTGGAAGCCGAGGACGCCGGCGAAAGCGTCACGCCGATGGTGGCCGAGAGTTGCAGCAATCCTCGGACGTTTGTCGCGAAGGCGCCGTCCATCCGGTTCGAGCATCTCGGCGGCGCCAGGTCGGCGCTCTACGCCGAGATCGTGAACGCCGCGAACGTGCTGCCCGACGGGCCGGAGATGATCGGCTACCGGCTGCTGGTCTCCGAGCCGGTGATCATGCCGCAGGGCGTCGTCGCGCTGGTCGGCGACGTCATTGACGGCGTGATCTGCGAGACGATCCCGATGCCGCTGGCGCTGCACCACAAGATTTTGATCAGCGTCTACAAGCAGACGCCGGACATCTAGGAGAACGAATTGACCTTCAAGAAGCCCGTCCGCGCGGTCAGCCGCGTCTTCATCCACTGCTCGGCGTCGGACAACCCGGCGCACGACAACGTCGCCACCATGCGCCAGTGGCACAAGCAGCGCGGCTGGTCGGACGTGGGATACCACGCTTTCATCCGCAAGGACGGCACGCTGGAGGACGGCCGTTCGCTCGAGCGCACGCCGGCGGCGCAGGCGAACCACAACACCGGCACGATCGCCATCTGCTGCCACGGGCTCGACAAGGCGAAGTTCACCGAGGCGCAGTTCGACACGCTGCGCACGCTCTGCGGCGACATCGACATCGCCTACGGCGGCGAAGTGACCTTCCACGGCCACTGCGAGGTGTCGGCCAAGACGTGCCCGGTGTTCGACTACAAGGCCGTGCTCAACCTCGATGCCGAGGGGCACATGCTGCACGGCGGACGGGCCAGGCCGGTGGCAGACCCGTGGTACGCCCGCGTGGTGCTTCGGCGCGGGTCGCCGCGAGGCGACATCAACCGGACGCTGCAAGGGCATCTCGACGTCGTCGTGGACGGACACTTCGGCCCGAAGACCGAAACGGCCGTCAAGGAGTTCCAGAAAAGAAGCGGGCTCGAGCCCGACGGCGTTGTCGGGCCGCTCACGTGGGCGGCTCTCCTGAAGACCTGACCTCAACCTTGAAAGGACTACCAATATGACTTGGGACTCAATCCAGCAGGTGCTCCGCATCGCGCTGTACACCGGCGGCGGCTACCTGTTCGGCGACGCCATCGCTTCTAGCGACCTCTACCAGACGGCTATCGGCGGCGCTCTGTCCGTCGGCGCATTCGTCTGGTGGATGATCTGGAACAGCGGCGACTCCGAAGCCTGACACCGCCGTGAACCTGCTTTCTATCCTCTCCGGCCTCTTGAAGCTGGCCGTGCTGGTCGGTGAGATCATGCGCGATCGCCAGCTTCTCGATGCCGGAGAGCAGAAGGCGATCGCCAAGTCGCTGCTGGCCGTGGCCGACGCGGTTGGCGTGGGACAAGCGGTAGAAGACGAGATCGCCGCCATGACCGATGAACAGGTCGACGCGGCCCTGGAAGAGGATTTTAGGGGATGAGCAACATACAATTATCGGGGGGCGGACCTGTCACCGATGAGCACCGCAACCTCAAGCCAGACGGGCAGCAGCAGGGTTACGTCGTCCTGGCGCCGGAGGAGCGGGCCAAGGGCTTCGTGCGTCCGGTGCGGCTGCGGTATGTCCATGTCGGTCGGCAGGCGGGCAGGCACCCGCTGCGCGACCTGACTCCGGACGAGGCAGAGCGGTATGCGAAGTTCGACTACGTCAAGTTTGAGGCGTATCCGGAGAGCGAATCGCCTATTACCGGGCGGTTCTGGACGCAGGCCGAGATCGACAGCATCGGCAAGGGCTGCGGAGTCGCCACCACGATGTCTCAGGCCATCGCCGAGACCTATGCCCGCGATCCAAAATTTTATGACGGTACGTTCTGCGTCGGCTGCCGCGAGCACCTGCCGGTCGGCGAGCGGGGCGAGTTCGTCTGGTACGGCACCGATGAGCGGGTTGGGACATGACAGCCGGCACCCTCTGCTTCGGCCTGCTCGGCCTGATCATGTACTGCTCGGCCGACGCTCCGACCGTCACCCGCGAGTTCTGCCAGGTGGCGAAGATCATCAATCCCGCCCGCGCCGACACCGCGCTCACCAAGCGCCAGATCCTCGCGCACAACGCGAAGCACCGCCGCCTGTGCGGCGACAAGCGCGGGCACGGCAAATGAGCCCCATAGACGGCATCCTGATCGCTACCGGCCTGCTCGCCGCGCTGGCGCTGTGGCTGGGCGGCGGCGGCGATGGACCGCCTGACACCGGCGCAACCGCAGCGTTCTACGACCTGCTATGACCCCCGAGATCATCCACTGGATCGACAGTTGCCACCATGGCAGCGGCTGGGTGGCGCGCGACTCCATCGACACGTCCGGCGCGGCCTGCACCTCCTTCGGCTACATCCTGCACGAGGACGAGCACTTCGTGACGATCGCCGCGCACATCGCCGGTGACGAGGTAGCCGGCGTGATGACCATCCCCAAGTGCGCCGTCGTCGGCCGCACGCAGTTCCACCTGCCGAAGCACTGATGGCTGGCCACCGCCTCGGCACGGAGCAGTTGCAGGAGGCCATCGACGCCTGGCACGAGTGCGGTTGCGTCGAGATACGCGCCGCCGAACGGCTCGGCCTGAACCGCTCGACCTTCCAGGCGCGGCTGCGCAACGCCCGCGCGACCGGCCTGCAACCGTGCGAGCTCGACGTCAGCCACCACGACGTGCCGGAGCCGCGCAAGGTCGCCAGACCGCGCACCGGCATCAAGCGGTTCATCGTCACCGCCGCCCAGGACGCCACCACCGTCCACGGGCCCTTCCTCGCCAATCTGATGGCCTACGCCGCCCACCTCGACGCCCGGCTGGTCGTCGGTGGCTTCACCTACAACAAGGCGCTGTACAGCGACCACGCGCCGAAGAGCGGCCTGTTCGCCGAGGAGATCCAGCCGCACCTGTCGTTCGAGCAGACGCACGTGGCGGGCTCCGTGGCGATCTGCGCCGAGATGAACACCCTGCCGACCGCCGTCCACCCCCTGAGCGGCCTCGAGGGCTACAGCGGCTCGCTGCACGGCGTCTTCCCGCATGCCAAGGTGGCGCTGACCACCGTGGCGCAGCCCAAGGCGACCGGCGCCAAGTTCAACATGACCACCGGCGCGGTGACCCTGCCCAACTACGTGCAGAAGAAGGCCGGCATGAAGGCGCAGTTCCACCACATCCTCGGCGCGCTGCTGATCGAGGTGGACAACCGCGGCCGGACGTGGATGCGCCACCTGCTGGCCGACGACGGAGGCGGCTTTCAGGATCTGGACGTCTGCGTGGCCGACGGAGCGATATCGACCGGCAACCGGGTGACGGCGATCGCATGGCCGGACATCCACCACGAGAAGCTCGAGCCGTCGGTCGCCCAGCATCTGTTCTTCTGCGACGGCAACATGCTCGACACGCTGCGGCCGGAACACCAGATGTTCCACGACGTGCTCGACTTCCGGTCGCGCAACCACCACAATCTCGGCGACATCCATTTCCTGTTCGAGCGGTGGTGCCGCAACGAGGACTCGGTCGAAGCCGACATCAGGGGTGCCGCGACCTTCCTGCACGACACGCGGCGGCCGTGGTGCGAATCGGTCGTGGTCGAATCGAATCACGACCTCGCCTTCCTCAAGTGGCTGAAGAACACGTCGGCCTACGGTATGGACCCTGCCAATGCGCTGTTCTTCCTGCGCTCCCAGCTCGCCGTGTTCGAGGCGATCGCCCGCGGCGATGCACGCTTCTCGATCTTCGAGCACGCCTGCCGCCAGTCCGCCGACATCGAAGGCGTGCGCTTCCTGCGGGAAGACGACAGCTTCGCCGTCGGCGGCGTGGAATATGGCATGCACGGACACCTCGGCGCCAACGGGAGCCGCGGCGGGTTGAGGCAGTTCGCCAGGATCGGGCCGAAAAGCACGTCCGGCCACGGGCACGCGCCCGGGATACTGGACGGCGCGCACCAGGTGGGTGTCTGCTCGCTCGAGATGGGATACAACAAGGGCATGAGCTCATGGGCTGTCGCTTGCGATGTGCAATTACGGAACGGCAAGCGACAAATGATCCTGATGCAACCTGACGGGGCTTGGCGGGCGTAACTACCTGCCATGCGAGCATTAATCCTTTTCACATTCACCTATTGACGTTTGACACCGCGCTTCTTATGTCGTAGTTTGCGGCGCTGAGGGAGGACGAGAGGGACGACAATGTCAGACGAGAGGAAGCGTATATTCGCTAGAAAGCTATGGGATGCGCTGACCGAGAAGGGATGGAACCAGAGCGAGCTTGCCCGCCGGGCGACGCTGTTCATGCCGATCGACGAGCGCACCGGCAAGCCGAAGGAATTCACGCGCGACCAGGTGTCGAAATACGTCCGCGGCAAGACGCTGCCCTACACCGAATCGCTGCATGCGCTGTGCAAGGCGCTGGACATGGAGGCGAAGGATCTGCTGCCCAGCGGCGGATCCCCGGTGGCCAACGGACAGAAATCGATCGAGATCACCGAGATGGGCGACGACATGGTGTGGCTGCGCGTTAACCAGCCGGTGCCGTGGCCCGTGGCGATCAAGGTGATGCAGCTTGTGAAAGGAGAAGGGTGATGCGAACGCGAGTCACGCTGTTCAGCGCGGGGTTTTCCGACCTCAATGGCGACTTCAAGGGTATTCTCGACGAGCTGAATGCAGCCTTCGCCGAAGTGCCTGACGAGTATAAATCCGCGGTCAAGATCGAGAGCGACCGGGGGTACGAGTACGGGGATGAAACGGTGGAGGTCTACTACTGCCGGCCCGAAACCGACGAAGAGGCCGCCAAGCGCAAAACTGCCCGGCAGGCGCAGTTGGATCACATCGCCGCACGGGAACTGGAGATGCTGGCCCGGCTCAAGAGCAAGTACGAGGGATGACCCTCAGTGAGTTCGCAGCGGCCATCGGCGTCTGTCCGCGCACATTGCAGCGATACCTGCGCGCCGGCCACGTGACGCCGATGCACCGCACGCCCGGCGGCCACGCCCGCTTCGCACCTGAGCAGATCGAGGAGTTCAAGAGCATATGGCCCGACCGTCGAAGCAAGTCCCGTGGCTCGAAGAGAACGGCAGCGGCACCTTCTACGTCCACTGGTACGATCAGGAAGCCCGTCGAACCAAGCGCATCAGCCTGGCTACGAAAGACGCTGCTGAAGCACAAGGTCGCTTCGCAGCCTTCCTCTCGGGCGGGCAGGAAGTCTTCGCCGACCGGGGCGGCCACCTCACTGTCTCCCAAGGGCTCGACGACTACCTGAAGGAGCATGTGCGCCGCAACTGCGCCGACGTGCGCCGCCAGGAGGACATCGTCGGCCACCTCAAGGAGTTCTTCGGCAGCACCGAGTACCGCGACGTCGACGTGCCGCTCACCAGCCAGTACGCCGAGGCCAGGCGGGCGGGGCGCATCGGCGGCGGCAGGCGGCGCCAGAGCAAGGTCGGCAGCGACGCGACCATACGGCGCGAGCTGGTGACGCTGCGCGCGGCGGCCAACCACGCGATCAAGTGGCGCCGGCTCGAGCGCAAGGACGCGCCGTCGATCGACTGGCCGGACGACAATGAGGGCGAGCCGCTGCGGGATGACGAGTGGTACACCCGCGACGAGATCGCCAGGCTGATGACGGCTGAGGACGACCGGCTGCGCCGCTTCATCCGAATCAGCTACTACACCGCCGCGCGCCGGCGATCGATCGAGAAGCTGCGCCGCGGCCAGATCAACATGGAGACCCGGCAGATCAACCTGCACCCGCCAGGCATGCGGCGCACCTGTAAGCGGCGGCCGGTGGTGCCGCTGTTTGACGAGATCCGGCCAGACATCGAGGCGCTGCTGGAGGAGACAGACAGCGACCTGCTGTTCAGCACGCACACAGACATGTACCGACCCTTTCGCCGGCACTGCGAGGCGATCGGTCTCGGCCACAAGCGCAACCCGCACATCCTGCGGCACAGCCGCGCCACCCACCTGCTCCAGGACAACAAGAGCATCTATAGCGTGGCGAAGCTGCTGGGTGACACGGTGGCGACGGTGGAGCGGGTCTACGGGCACCACAGCCCGGAGTTCCTGCACGAGGTTCTTGGACAGGCAGCGGAGTAGAGAAGATGAAGATGTACACGGCGATTGATTGGGGGCCGGATACCCCGGAAGAACAGGAAGCCAAAGCACGCCTAGCGGCTTTGCACCGGCGCTACCGAGAGGCAGCGGAGCCTTTCCTGAAAGTGCTTGCAGACGCTCAGGCGCGCAAGATACCTAGGATCACGATCATCGGGTAGATGGGATGATCGAATGGACCGACACCGGCTGGCTGTGGGTGGCGCTGTTCGTCGCGGCCTGCGCAGTGTGGACGGTCGGAGCGGCGAAGGGCCGGTGGTAGAGGAGAAGAGCGATGAGACTGTTCAATTGTTGGCGCAAGGAAGAACGCATTGCGCGGGCAGCTACCCGCGGGCGCATGCACGCCGAACAGATGCTGCGGGAGCAAGCGCCGGTCGCCGAGCTGAGAAAGGCGTGGAGTTCGGCGAAGGCATGTAGCGCCTTTGGGAGCGAGATCGACAGGGCGTACGACAACGCCTTCGTCCGTACTTTGGGCCCCCACATAGTGTGGTGCAAATCCTTGGGCGTAACGCCCCATCCGGGGCCGTAGTTTGCCGTAGTTTGTAGCGCGACGAACGTCCGAGAGCATTGAAATTGCTCACGAATATTTTCCATACAGGCTACAACACGGTCCTCTCACGGCGGAAACAGGGGTTCGATTCCCCTACGGGGTACCAGCTAAAGCCCTTGAATATAAAGGGAAAAGTCGTGCAGATCGGTGTCGCTTACACGCTCAACTACACCGCTTTTGGGCGTTATCTTGAGCGTTAGGAATCGTTCGCAACTAGTCCAGCGTGTAGCCAGAGACGCGACGAATCGGGATGCCTTGGGCGCGCAAATAGTGAACCTTGCCGTGGAGTATTTTCGCGGCGTATTCGGGGCCGCCATCTTCCCTGTCGCCGTAGATGGCATTGAGAAGGTCGTTGGTTTCTATGAACTCTCCCCGGCGCTTTCTCAGCACTTCCACGATGCGTTTGGTGACAGGCGTTGCCATTGGAGTGTTCAATCCAATGTGTAGCCGGATACCCGGCGGATGGGGATGCCTTGCTTGCGCAGGGCCATGATCGAGTGGCGCAGGCAGTTATCGGCCCATTCAGGACCGCCGTCCTCGCAACCACCCCATGCCGCTTCGATCAGATCACCGACCGTGACGACCTCACCCCGGCGCTCACGCAACGTGGCGTGGATGCGTTTGGTGACGCCGGGCGTTTTCATCATGCCGCCTTCTGAATCGCCCCGACATAAGCCGTGCCGCCCGTGGGAACCGCGCGGCCCTTCTGGTCGAATGGGAATGCCGTCATGCCTGCCGGAACCTGCGGAAGTGCCGTGCTCGCCCCCGGTGTGTAATCGCCATTGCCGGTGCCGGCGACGGTAAAGCTCTGGTCGTCGGTCCAGTCCGCGACAAGCGGCGTGCCGACCGATCCGGTGACATCACCGCGTGCTACCAGTTCGCCTGCCCATGCGCCTGGCGAGCCGATGGCCGTCGCGTCGTCACCGCCGCGCAGCAGCGCCCGGAACAACGATCCGACGCGGTTGACTACACCCCAGTTGCCGATGCAGGCACCATCGGTCGCGAACACGTCGGACTTGCTGTTCCATGTGTTGTGGACCGACAGCGAGGTAATGCCGCGCTTGACCTGCGTCTGAACCGAGGTCTCGTTGTAGAGGAAGATGGTGCGGGCTCCGACCCAGGTGTTGGCGATGTCGAGCACGTTCTCGGCGGTCAGTGTGGCCGACCCCGAGATTTGCATCACCGGTCCCGTCGCACCGCCGTACTGTTCGAACACGTTGCCGAGCATACCAAACCCGGCGGCGGTTATGACCTTTTCGTAGGCTACGATGATCTGCGCGTTGGTCGGAGACGCGATGTGCGAGAAACCCAGGAACGTCCCCACCGGGGTCTGCATTCCTGTGGCAACGCCCGGATTGATCACCCCGTTTAGCGCCTTGCAAGCAAAAGCGTTGAATGTCGCGCCACCTACCGATCCGGCGGACGACCCCCATGCGTTGGTCTGCTTGTAGTTGTCGTTCGAAAGGTATGCGCCCTGCCCGATGTCATCGCCGTCACAGTTGATCAGGTCGAGATGCCCAACCAGATTTATCCACGCCTTATAGAGCGTCTGGCCGTTGATATTGAAGGCGCAGTTTTCCAGTGTCAGCCGGAAATCGCCGTTATTGGTGGCGTTGCTGTCGAGGAATGTTATTGAAGCAGCGGTCTTCTTGAGCGTGACATTCCTGATCCGCAACAGGTCTGGGATGGAGTTGAAAGCGTTCGCCCCACTGTCCTGATAGATCGTGGTCGCTTTGTTCCCGGCATCGGCCGCCTCGATGATCAGGGGGATATCCCCCACCGCACGGGCCGAATAGGTCGAATGCGTGTGACTGGTCGCGGTCAGTCGGATGATGCCGCCGGAGACGTTGTTGCGGCTGAAATTGGCGTTGATGTAGGTCTGCAAGCCAGCCGCCGCATTGGCGATGGTGTCGTAGGGCGTGGTGGCTGCCGTCGCGGCCGTTTCATGCACAGCGGGTGAGCCGCCGGTCCCATCGACATAGGCATAGACCTTGCCATAGGCCCCGGTGCGGTCGTTGAGCACCAGCCGCGTCGTCAGGTTCGGGCTGGGATAACTCACCCCGTCAACGCTGATCTGGTAGGCATCGCCGACCCACGGGTAAATGATGGCGTCGAGCGTGACCATATCGCCTTGCGTCAGGCCGGTGAAGTCGAGCGCCGCCTCAAAGCACGATCCGCTCAAGCCGGAACCGGTGTAGCTGACCTTGGACATCGACGTGGCGATGGCCGACGCGGAATTGGCGGACTCGTCGGTGGCGATGAACTTGACCGCTCGGACCGTCTGGCCAGACCGGAAGAATTGATGCGCAACGCCGATCCGGGCGGTGTAAGTATCGGCCTCGCACCAGTCCTTGTCCGGCGTCAGCCACATGCCGATCGGGAGTGGATACTCAAGCGCGGAACTGTTGGTGACTGATCCGGTCTGTGCCGTGTTAGCGTCGGTCGACCCGCCCGTGCCGTCGTCGGTGTACAGCGCCTCGGCGGCCGACCATGTGACCGTCTCGCCGGAATGAATATAGTCCGACAGCATCAGGATCACGTTGAGATCGGCGCCGGACTCGGTTTCCTCGATCGTTGCATGATCAGGGTAGGGCTTGCGGCGCACCTTGGTCGCGTAGACGGTGCGTTCCAGCGTGGTTTCAACCCCGGCATCGGTCCAGCTTTTCGACGTGACGGTCAGGGCAAGGCTGGGGTCGGTGTGATCGTTGAGCCCGGCCCATGTGCCGCCGTCCTTGGAATCCCCAAGGGTCAGGGATACGGACTCGCCATCGGCACGTACCGTGACGGCACTGAGCGGCAGGGTGGCGGCGGCAACGCCTTCGCCGGAGCTACGCGCCCCCATCAGCCGCCCCGGCGATGCCAGTGTCGGCATTCGGTCAGCCCTTGGTACAGACGGTGACGTAGAGATTGCCGGTCGAGCTCGCCACGATGCCGGCGACGTCCTCGTCCGACCGCAGATCGACATACTCGGCGATCTTGGCGGTCAGTGGCGTGCTGGGCGCATCGGCGACTGCGGTCGGCGAGGATCCGGTCCTGATGAAGCAGTCGACGTCGGACCACAGGCGGAAGGTGCGGTGGCCGCGGCCAGGCGCTGCGTTCAGCCCGGTGGTCTTGGCACTGTTGGTCGACAGGCTGACCTTGGTCGTGGCGCCGAGTCGGTAGCTGGTCTCGCCCATGGGGGTGCTCCTCGAGGGAAAATGTCGAGCGACATTCTACCGAAGAAGCTACAGGAAAGCCAGCCTATTTACGGTAGCGGATCCCAGCCCATCCCTCAGCCGCGATCGGACAGCCATCGAGCCAGTCCGGCACCTCGCGCATGATCTCGCAGTACTCGTCGACCGAGCCGAATCCGTCGTCGACCTCGGACACACACTCGTCGTGGACGGTCAGCACGATCGGGTAGTTCGCCTTCTCCAGCCGCACCATCGCCGCGGCCAGCACGTCGCGTGCGACCGCCTGCACCGCGTTCTCGAACAGCTTGCCGCCGTAGGTGGTGGTCGGGCCCCACTTGCGGGTGTAGGTGTCGACGCCACGGAAGGTGACCAGCGGCTTCGTCTGGCCCCACGGCGTCACCGTCTGCTCGATCTCGACGTAGGGATACCAGAGCACGCCACCGCCCGGCAGGCCCATCGCCAGGAACGGGCGGCCGTCGACCATGCCGACCGTCTTGAACCTGAGCCGGCCGCACGCCACCGTCTCGCCGGGGCTCCGCACCGACTGCACCGCCGCGTCCTCGATGTCGTACCATGTCCGGACGACGCGCGGGTGTGCGTCGCGCCACGCCAGCTTGACCATCTCGGCGGCGATCCAGCTATGCTGCGACACGCCACTGCCGCGGCCCCGGCTCGCCCACGCCTCGTGCGCCTTGTCGTAGACAACGGGATCCGCCGAGGAGCACAGCTGCGTGTAGCTCTCACCGATCTTCACGCCGTAAATCTTGGCCATCGACGAGAACGCCATCACCCCGCCCTGATAGCCAAGCGCGAGCTCCTGCACCTTGCCGACCTGGCGCTGCGACTTGTCGACGCTGTCGGTCGGCACACCAAACGAGCGGCCGTAGGCCACCTTGTAGAGGTCGGGCCCGTTGCCGGCGTCGTAGGCACGGAAGGCATCCAGCTTCCACTGTTCGCCGGCCAGCCATGCGGCCACCCTGCCTTCGATGTTGGCGAAGTCGGCGGCGATGATCTTGCGTCCCTTGGGCGCCGCGACCATGCCGCGCAGGCAGTCGCCGACCACCGACAGCGGAGGACCGAACAGCATGTCGACGATGTCGGCGTTGCCGGTCATCACCGCCTCGATCGCCTCGTCGATGTCGTCGAGCTCCGGCCGCTTGATGTTCTGCGGCTGGAAGCGCCGGCCGCCCCACCGCCGCGTGGAGGCGGCGCTGTACTGCAGCAGGCCGCGCGCACGACCATCGGTCGAGCGCCCGTTCATCAGCGCGTTGATCTTGGCGACGCTTGCCTTGGCGGCTTCCTGCCGCAACTCCAGCACGCGCCGCACGTCATCGGCGAGATCGTCCCGGGCGAGCAGTTCGACCACGATGTCTTTCGCTATCGATTCGGTGTCTTCGAGACCGCGGCTGCGCAGCCAGGTCGCAATCTGGTTGGTGTTGGTGCAAGCGCTGACCTCGCGGTCGGTCACTTCGCGCATCTCGGCGTTGAGCTTCTCGGTGACGTGCTTGACGACCTTCGTCGCGGCCTCGCACAGCGCCACGTCGACATGGACGCCGCGGTCGTTGATGACCTGGTCGAGCCACCACAGCCGCTGCTCGAAGTCGCTGAGCGGCACCAGACGCTTCTCCAGCGCGCGCTCGGTCACCACGTCCTGTTTGCAGTAGGCGTAGAGCGTCTCGAGCTTCTCAGGGATATCCCACCAGGTAATGGCGCCGCTCACCGGGTCGACCTTGCGCGGCCGTGCCAGCTGCATCATCACCCGGTGGCCGGACATGTCCTTGCCGTCGGCCAGCCCCATGGCCGCCGCGGCGTTCTCCAGCGAGCCAGGCAGCGCCATCGCATATGCCATCGCCATGGTGCAGCGCCATTGCTTGATGGTGGGCAGGGGCCACCCCTGGCGCTCGTGCAGCACGTATTTCCAAATTTGCCGCTCAAAAGCGGAATTATGGGCAACGAAGATGCCGCCGCTCTCGACGTGCTCGGCGATCGCCGGCGGGCAGGTCTCGCCCATCTTCCACAGCTCGACCGGACCGTCACCGAAGGCGTAGGCCACACACCACACCGCCGTCGATTCGTCCTCGGCATAAGCGTGCGCGCCGGACTTCTTCAGGTCGACAGCGCTGCGCGTCTCGAAGTCGATGTGGCAGGTGGTCATGTTCGTACTCCCATGCCGCAGACATCCAAGCCGATGCGTTCGGCGGCGATCAGCACGTAGTCCGGATTGAGTTCGATGCCGATGCAGTTGCGACCGATCTCGTGCGCGACCAGCCCGGTCGTGCCGGCACCGAAGAACGGGTCTAGCACCGTGCCGCCTTCGGGACAGCCGGCGAGGATGCACGGCCGGATCAGGTCGGGCGGGAATGTGGCGAAGTGGGCTTGCGCAAATGGTTTGGTGCTGACTGACCAAACAGACCGACGATTACGGGTCTCTTGGCCGACGAGGTCTTTCAGAATCTCTGCAGGACGACGTGACCGAGCCGGCTGACCAGTTCCCCCACTCTCATAGGCGTCCTGCTTCGGCCCGCCCATCTGCGTCTGCAGAGTCGATTGCGCTAGGCGGGCCTTGCTAGACTCGGCGACCGACTCCTTAATCGCCTCCTGATCGTAGTGGTAGCGCGCCGACCGGGAGAACATGTAGAGCATCTCGTGCGCCGGAGTGGTGCGGTCCTTGACGCTTATCGGCATCGGGTTCGGCTTGTGCCAGATGATCTCGTCGCGCACCCACCAGCCGCTTTCCTGCAGCGCGATCGCGACCCTGGCCGGCAGAAGCGCGCGGTCCTTGGCCTTGAGGTGGCCGCCGATGGTCGAGAACGGCTTGTCGCGAAAGGTGCGATCGTCGTTGACGACGTCAGCGGCCTTGCGCCCGTTGGGCGAGGTGGCGTAGCAATCGCCATAGTTGAGCCACAGGGTGCCGTCCTTGCGCAGCACGCGACGCACCTCACGGAACACTCGAACCATCGTCTCCAGATGCTCGCCGAGCGTCGGTTCGAGACCGATCTGCTGGTCCACGCGCACCGCGCCGCAGACGCCGCAGACGCCGCCGGTCTCCTTGGTCATGTTTGCGTAAGTCGCCCCGTTCTTCCCCTGAGCATTCGGCCCTTTAACCGCGTTCGCCCACGGCATTCTGGTCGTGTTGGTGGGCTGGTGATCGCACGCTGGATCGCCGCCTACCCACTGCGCCGTGCCGTAATCCCGCAGGCCCCAATAGGGCGGCGAGGTCACGACACAATGCACGCTTTCGTCCGGCAGCAGGTCCAGCGCGCCGAGCACGTCGCCTGTGAGTATCTCGACGCTCACCCCGCCACCTCCAGCCGGTAACCATGGTGCGGCTTGCTGGCGATGCGCAGCCCCGGCGGCAGCTTTTTGCGCATGGTGAGGATCGTCACGGTGACGGAATTTTTCGCAGTCAGCGGCCCGCCGTCCGAGTCGTCCGCATACACGCTGTCCGCGATCTGAAAGCCTGTCCGGCGACTGCGGCCGGCAGCGATGAGGGTCTCCATGATGCGCCGCTCCATCGGCGACCACTTGACGTCGAGCGCAGCGGCTATTTGCGCTTCGGAAACCGGGGGCCGCGGCGTGTACGTCCCTGCAGCCGGCGACATCCAGTAGCCGTTCCCTTGGCCTCTCCTGCCGTCCACGACGAAACTGGCCCGCACGTCGCGCATGGCCTGACGAACACGGAATATGTGGACGCCAACGCTGGACTCAACAGTGCCGACGGGCAGGTGAGGAACCGCCACGGAACCGATCACCCGCGCGCTGAGACGCTCGGGCGCCGCACGTGCCAGAACCCTCAGCACGTCGGCCTGTGTCGCCGAAAGGAGCGCGTCGCCTTCCATGGCCTCAATATCGGCGAACCACAGGGCGGACAGGGGGCCGTGCATCACGACCACCCATCCAGCTGCCGGTACTCGACCGGGCGGCCCTCGTGGTGCGCCCGGGCGATGCCGAATGTCATGCCCTTGCTGACGCCGAGATCGATGTAGACGACCGTCGCCTCGGCCTCGTGGCCCCACGCGAGCCCGGCTTCGATGCCAAGCTCGCGTTCCTCGGGGATGGTGTCGTCCAGCACGCCGGGCTGCGTGAACAGCAGGTGGCTGGCGATCGGGCTGTCGCCGCGCAGCACGCAGTCCCGCACGCAGGCACGGGCGTAGCGCACGTTGGTCTCGACGTCGCCGGCGTAGGGAGACTCCAGGATGACGCGGCGCATCACGTCACCCGTTTCTGGGCAGCCTGCTCGGCGAGGCGGCGCGCGTGCGCCTTGTGCCCGTTCAAGCTGCGGTCGATCCGCTTTATGGCTTCGTCAACACTGCGCGCGGCGAGCAACCTTTCCATAAGCTTCCTCCGCTGCTCCGCGGAGAGCACCAACGGGGCGGCGTCCGGAGATCGCTTGTAGTTGTAGAAGTCCACGCTCGTGCCGATGATGTTCTCCGCTTCTTGACGCGAGAGTGCCCACATCTTCGGCGGCTCGGCCTTCTTCTTCTTCTTCTTGCGGGTGAACGGCCACATGTCGATCACCCGTTGATCATGCCGAGCGCGGACATGTAGAGGTCCAGCAGCGCCTCTTCCGCCTCGCGCTCGGCCTTATCCCGCTTGCGCATCGCGACGACCTTGCGGATGGTCTTGGTGTCGAAGCCGTTGCCCTTGGCCTCCTTGTAGATTTCCTTGATGTCGGCGACCGCTTCGGCCTTCTCCTCCTCCATTCTCTCGATCCGCTCCACGATGGAGCGGAGCTGGTCGCGGGCAACGCCGGTGGCGCTGTTGTGGCCCATAGCGGCGATAGGCAGTTCGGTCATAGGTATTGGTCCTCCATTCGGTTGATCTGCTCCCACTGGCGTGGGGTTACGTGCATCTGCTCGCGGTGCTTGAAACAGCGCCGCAGCATGTCGTCGACGAAGTCTCGGTCCCACTCACGCAAGTCGCAGTCGTCGAGCTGCGACAAGGTGCGTTCCATCTCGTTGAAGTCGTCCACCTCACTCGCCCTCGATAGGCTCGTGATCGTCGACAACATCGAAACCGTCCACGACAAGCATCGGGTCGACTTCGCGCAGCAGGATGTCGAGCGCCGCCGCTCTCGGTAGGCCCTTCAGGCGCGGTTCTGTTTCCATCGCCGTTGTCAGCCGGCCGATCACGTCGACCATGCTGCTGACCTGGATCGAGTAGCCGCGCTTGACGTATTTGAGGACGCGCAGAAGCGAGCCGCCGGCCTCTTCCTCACGGACGGGGTTGGTGTAGACGAGGCGGCGCCCGGCCAAGTCGACATAGAAGCTGTCGCCGCGAGCGGACTCCCACCGGGAATTCGACTGGTTCCCGCTTCGCCAGACCACGGCCTGGCACACGGTGAAGTCGAACGACCGCAGCAGTTCGTAGCCTTTCGAGAACGTCCACCGAGTGATGAACTGGACCGGCAACCTGTTCGGCGTGATGACCGTGATTGCGTTCTTCGACGTGTGGACCCGGGCACCCGGCCGGTCCTTGGCGAAGAGTTCCGCAATCAAGTGCAGCTTGCCGGCATCCGCGCCGAACAGATCGATGTCCTTTGGCTCCTCGCCCGCGACGATGGCGCGAATGACGCCGCCGCCGACGAACAGATTGCCGTGGTGCTGGGTGAGCAGATCGCGGATGTCGCGCGGCAATCGCTGCACGACGAAACGCAGGTCGTTCTTGGTCAGACTGGTCATGGTGACCTCCTGTTAAATGAGTTGGGGGTGTTCGCGCGCACGCACCCCCGACGTGCTGATGTGCCGGGCACCTCTAGGCCCACACCCGGCAGCGCTAAGTGCTAATCGAACAGTCCCTCTGTGCTGGTCGGCGTCGAGGACGCAACGCCGGCGATCGGCGTGAAGTCGTCCGCCGCGTCGACACGGCCGCCGGCCATCGGCGTGTCGTGATCGAGAAGCTGCACGTTGGTCAGCCCCAGGCTCACGCCCTTGCCGCCGGTCGGGTGCTCCCAGAAGTATGGGCGCAGGGACACCATGCCCCACCGGCCGGAGTAGATTTGCGCCGGGTCGCTGATCTCGGAGAGGTCGGCCGCCACGATCTGCGGCTTGAACTTGGCCGACGCCCGAATCATGATCGGGAAATCCTCTGCGTACTCCTTGAGCGACGGCTGCTCCTCGGTCTTCAGGAACGGCTTCTTGACCTTGGTCGCCTTGACCTGCGCCTCGGTCAGGTTCTCCGAGATGCACTCGGCCACCGCCGCGACCATCAGGTCGAGATTGGCGTCCTTGGGAAACAGCACCGACACCTGGTACTTGGCCTTGTCCTTGTCGGTCTCGCCCTTGGGCAGGGTCGGCTCGTTCAGGTAGACGTAGGCCAGCTTCGACTTCGGCGTGCGGATGTTGCCCGCCGAGGTCTTAACGCATGCATTCAAGTCCATTTTCGTATCTCTCATTCAGTCCATAAAAGCGACACTTCAGACGTGGCTCGGCGTGTCGCGGGTGCCGATTTCTACTTCCGCTTAACGTGGCGCACGACGCGCACGTCCTCCTCCTCAAGATGAAACAATGGCTCGCTGGGGTGGAACTGACCACCCCATGCCGCCACCGCAACCTGAATGTATTCGCGAAGCTCGGCCTCGCTCACCGCATCGTCCACATCGACCTCAACCCGAAAACGGAACGTCTTCATGCCTCCACCTCCACAAAATCGCCGGACGCATCAGGCTGCACCGCCGGCCGCTTGTCACTCTCGACCGCGAGCACGGTGCCTGACGACTGCTTGACGATGAACTGGCCAAGCTCGGCTGCTTCCTTCTTGCCCATCACCTTCTCGACCTGAGCGGGCGAGCGCAGCTTGGGCTCGGCGTAGATGTCGGCATCGTCCAATCCGAACACGCCACGCAGCGCCGAGATGACCGTGCCTTCGTCCTTCCACCGCCGGATGGCGCGTTTCGCCACCAGCTTGAACCCCGGAGGCATGGTGCCGGCGGTCGCCTGCGCATGCGCGTACTCGCGCAGCCGCTTCAGCCAGTTCTCGAGCACGTCGGCATGCTTGAGCGACTCGGCAATCGCGGCCATGTCCATCTTCTCAGGATCCGTCACGTCGATCGCTCCTTCGCTACTGAATTCGGCACGCGCGACGGCCAAGGCGGCGCGTCGGTTCTCCGGGCACAGGGCGGCGGCAGGGCAGAACTTGCACCAGTCGCCCACGTGCAGCGGTGCGTCGGGCTGTTCGGTGCGCTGTGCCGCCTCACGCAACGTGTCGGCGAACTCCATCACCTCGAGTATGTCGGTCGACCACGTGCGCACCGGCTCGCCGGCGCCGCGCGGCTGCACGATCGTCAGATGCACAGCGATCATCGGCCGGTTGTGATGCCGCTTGACCGCGCCGACGCCGTAGGTCAGCAACTGCGCGTTCTCCTCCGGGTCGACGATCACGCCGCGGCCGTACTTCAGGTCGATGACGTAGAGAGCGCGGTGCTTCGGCGAATAGATGACGCAGTCGCCGGTGCCGAACATCTCCGGGTGAACGTGCGTCAAGTCGAAGCGGTGCTCGACGTCGATCTCGATCTCCATGTCGTCGAGCTTGGCGCGCAACTCGTCGATGTGGTCGAGATAGAGCTGCACCCCCTCGACCATCTCGTCGTCGATCTCGAAGCGGTGCATGCCGTCGGTCGGCGCTCCCTTGTTCAGGAACTTCTCGTGCCACTCCTTGCCGCGGATATCGATCGTCATGCCGGCGAAGCGGCTGGCGTCGAAGCCGGTCTGCAGGCAGTGCGAGGCGAGCTCGTGCGCCGCCGTGCCTTCGTTGGCGAAGCTCGACGACACGCTCTCGATGCCTTCGGAGAGGCGGATCGAACCAGGACAGTTGATCCAACGCTCGCTTGCGCTGGGAGCGAGTTTGGCGTGGGCGCGCTGGGAGTGGGCTTCGGTCATGTCAGGTGCCCTCGCGGTTCATCATCCGCCGAAACGCTGCCGATCTCTCGCGGTCCTCGTGGCAAAGCCCGCACGGGCACTCGTCGTTGACCAGTCGCAGCGGCGGGTGGCCCGGGATGCCGGTGTCGCCCGGATCCCACGGCGAGCGGCGCCCCATAAGCTCCACCAAAGCCGCATTCGGATCGTGCGCCCGCCGGTCGTCCTCGGCGATCGCCGCCAGGCACCGCGCCGCATACTCGGAGAGCAGCAGACCGCCCTCGTTGGCCGCTTCCTGAAGGTGGAGCGCGTCGTCACGCAAGAGCGTGATCGAGAAGGTGATGCGTTCGGTCATTTCACTTCTCCCTCTGCCGTGCGCGGGCCCGCTCGACCGAGCCGCGGATGTACTCGTCGAAGTTCTCCTGCGCCATGCGCAGATCGTCCGCCGCGCGCACCGCCGCGTCGCCGGCGAGCTTGACGTTGGCCTGCGCGTCGCTGTGCCGGAGCATCGCGGCCTCGAGCGCCGAGGCGACGTCCAGAATGCCGGTGTTGGCCATCGGTCAGCCCTCCATACGCACGTTGAGCCGATCACTGGCGTCGATCAGCATGTAGCCGAGGGCGCGGGCCTCCTGTGCGTTGAGCGCCGCCCAGTACTCGGCCGACCCGGTCGTGATGCGAATTTCTGTCGGCCAATCGGCGATCGTGATGGGGCAATACGCCCTGCCGGATACACCCGCGCGCAGGGCACCTTGAATGCCGCTCCGCTCCAGAACCGGCTGCTGCCTGTGTTTCTTTTCTGCAGCCATTGGTCAGTCCTCCACTTCGGCCTTGAGCAGCGCGACCGCCTCGGCGTATTGCGATGGCTCGAGTTGGGTGAGCTTGTCGTGACCGAGCTTCTTGGCCACGGCGATGCACTTGGCGTGCCCGTCGTCGCTGCCGTGCTTGGCCAGCACAGCCATGCCGGCGGCGCGCACCTCCTGCACCGTCACTTCGCCAGCTGGCGCTGCCGCCTCGATCTCGGCCAGAAGTGCTACCAGCTTGGCGTGGACCTCCTCGTACTTGTCGGCGGGCACCTCGCTGGTCTTGGTGGCGCCGACCGACTGGTAGATCGGGCCGACACGATCGAGCGCGTCCGCACCGAGCTTCGCCTGGATGGCGTTGGCAACGGCGCGGATGTCGTCGATCGAGACTGGCAGCGTTTCGACATCCGGCTGCGCGGCAGCTTCGGCCGCTGCGATCTCTGCCTTGGTGCGCCGCTTGCGCTTCGGCTTTCCAGTCGTGTCGGCCTCTTCGGTTGCCAGCTCGGCAGGCTCCGCAACCTCGGTGGCCGTTGCCGTCGGATCGACCGCGGGCCGCTCCGTGCTCGGGCCCTGCTGCGGCTGCATGGCGATCCGCGCCAGGGGGAACAGCACGCTCGCCTGGCGAACGAAGTCCTCGGGCGTGTCGGCCTCGATCGTGAAAGTGATCATCGGTATCTCCTTTTGTCGGTCAGGTTGGGCGTTAAATCATGCACTCAGGTCAGTCGAACATCGCCTTCAATGCACGCGCGTATGAACTCTGCCGCGAGCGGCGGGACGATGGCATTGCCGTAGGCGCGCAGCTTGCCCACTCGGGCGGAAACCCCATGAGCCAGCGGGAATGTTCCGGGTTCAACGCGCCGCGCTTTTCCGTCTGCGCAGGGGATGAGGTCGAAACCGGACCAGAAGCCAGGGTTGCTTCCGCCGACAGCGGCTTGCCCCGGCTGTGACCCCACCGTTTCGCGTTGAACTCGTCCGTCGCGCTCTCGCTGCGATAGTCCCGACTGGTCGGCGTCGCCCACCCCGCCACCGCCGACAGACCCCTCGCTGCCCGGCTCTGTTTCCACCACGGCACGCCCGGTTTCCAAGCGGCCGGTTCCGATACAGAACCCACCGGAGTCGGCCACCCACCAAAGCCGTTGCCTGATGTGCGGCGCCCCGACGCCCGCAGCGCACAGATCGGCACCCCCGCAGGCATATCCCAATGCTTCCAGGTCAGCGCGTACTCCGGCGAGTTCTCGGAACTCAGCCGTCGCTTCAACGCGGATTCCAGCCTCGCCTGCAAAGACGCTGACGCATTCCGCCGCCGCGCCATGATCGCTTCCGCGATCTCCACGATCTTGTTCTCGCCCCATGTGTTCGCCATCACGTTGATGCAATAAAGCACCACGCGAACATTCCCCGGGACATAGCCCTTCGAGTTGTCGATTCTGTCCAGAGAAGGGCTGTCCCACGTTCGGCCCCCGTCCAGGTTGAACGGTACCCCCGTCATCTGGCACTCCCCGGAATCGATCACCGCCTGAACCGCCTTCGGGTCCAGCGTGCAGGGCAACCCCTTCGCCTTCGCACGATGATGCGCCAGCCGAACCAGAGCAGCCCCGCGGCTCTGCCGCCGCCACTTCTTGAAGTCGGCGCTCCTCTTCGCCTTCGGTATGCGAGATTTGCGCGCCGCCTCTTCCGCACAACAACATTGCTTGCAGCGTGTCCGGTAGCCGCCCAGGGAGGTCTCGCCCTTGTAATACTCCGATAATGGCTTCTCGATCTTGCACCCGCTGCAAACCCGGCTGGCCACCGAACCACGCTCGCCCGTCTGAACTGGCGACTTGTTCCCCGAAGATGACAGAGGGTCTGTGGGCAGCGATGAGACGCCGGAATTCGGGCCAGAGGTGGCGGGCATCGTCAACCCCTTTGCGCTTACCGGCGGCGCTGAACGGCTGGCACGGGCACGATCCGGTCCAACACTCAGATTCGCCCCATCCTGCAAGATTGAGCGCGAGCGGCCATCCGCCGATGCCGGCGAAGAAGTGGCACTGGTCGAATCCAATGAGGTCATCGGGCGACACATCCTCGATCGGCCGCCGGTCCACGACGCCCGCCGGTATCAGCCCGTCGAGCATCAGGTTCTCGAGCCACTCGGCGGCGTAGGCGTCTATTTCGTTGTACCAGTTCACTCACCCCTCCTCCTCCGTCGTGCATATTCCCGCGCATAGACGCGGCGGCGCATGGCCTGCTCGGGCGTCAGCCGGCGGCGCTGCTTGCGGGCACCGGTCAGGTGGTAATGGACCAGCTGGCGGCTCTTACCGACACGGCGCGCGATCTCGGAATACATCGGTCCGAGCTCGGCCAGTAGCCGCTTCGCCTCTTCCAGCCAATCTTGTCGCTCGTCATCAGGCATAATTTCATACATTCCATTCACGTTTTTGCCGGTCGCGACGGCGGGAGTAGGCCACCCACCGGCTGACGGGGTTTTGGCATGCCGCGGCACTCACCGTCCAATCCGCGTCCGGATAACGCTCCGTCGAGGGAGCACCCTTCCGGCTGGGGAATCAATCCAACAAATCCTCAAAGCTCGCCGGCCCGAAGGTGTCCGGCAGCGGGTCGTCCAGATCGACCCGGATGAAACTGTCCAGGTCTCTCGCTATCACCTCCGGCCGCTGCGCCTGCTCGGCGCGCTTGCGGATCCATGCATGCACCACCGCGGTGCATAGCTTCGTCGCCTCTTCCTTCGTCAGCGAGCCAATCGTGCGGCTCTTGGCGCCCGTCAACCACGTGGCGAATTCCTTAACGCATGCAGCGATCGCTTCGTCCTGCAGCGCGTCGTCGGGGTTGCGCCGCTGAGTTGGTTTAGGCTTTCTGGGTGCCATCAGTCCGGATCGAAAGCCATGAGTGCAACCGCGGCAAAAGCGACCGCTATCCCTCCGGCCCCCACAATCACGATGACCTGAGCAACGATAGGAAAGGATGCGGACCCTGCCACTGTGTATCCGACGAAAGCCATTCCTGCGCTCAGTGCCGCGAAAAGGCAGAAACCGCCGATGCGGAACAGGATATCGATCACGGCCTCCATCCTTTCACAAAGTGCAGCAGCGCCAGCGCGTCGGCCTCGTTGTCGTCCTCGGGGTGGTAGCCCCACTTCTCGACCGCCACGATCATCGCCGCCTTGTTGGCATTGCCCTTGCCGGTCGCGAACTTCTTGATGGTGCCGACCGGAATGCCCTCGTAGGGAATCCCGTTCTTCTCGCACCACGCGGTCAGTTGGCCCATCAGTCCGCCGTAGACGTGCGCGGCGTCGCAGCCCTTGTGCGCGCGGACCTCCTCGAAGGCCACCCGGGAGATGCCTACCGCGGCGTGCATCTCGTCGAGCTTGGCGGCGAAGCGCAGGTAGCGCATGCCGCCGCCCTCGAACCGGCCGGGCTTGAACACCCATGTGCCGGAAACGACCGTCAGCCCTTCGGTGGCCCCGTCTTGCTCCAGTGCGAAACCTGTGTTCGTGCCCAGGTCGAGCGCGAGCAGGGTCACTTCTGACGGTCCGGATAGCACTTCAGACAATCCGGATTCCCGAAAGGGCAGTCGCCGCGGCGCTGGTTGAGGTACTCCGATATGTCGGCTTCGCCGGCGCGCAGCGCCTCGATTATCTCGGACGGCGTCAGATTGACGCTGCCCTGATCGTGCGGCGCGCCGACCTCGGCAGCCAGGGCGATGTAGCCGGCGCCGTCGATGAAGTTGTCCTCAAGGTAGACACCGCTCTCGGCACGGGCGAGCTTCACGTCGGCCAGCATAATGGCGACGTCTTCTGCGTCGAGACTGGTGAAACCAGCACCATACCCGTAGCGATTGACTAGATGCGTCTGCCACCGCAGTGCGATGCGCTCGAAGTTCTCACGTGGGTGGCCGTACTTGCCTTCGCGGTCGGCGACCGCCGCCTTCGCCTTGTCCAGTACCTCAGTCCTGTTCATCGCAGCCCTCCTTGAAAAGATCGAATTGTTCCCTACACCACGACATGCACTCGTCATCAGTTTTGACACCGACCTTCTCCATCGACTCGAAGACGATGTCGAGCACGCTGCCGATCACCACGTCCGCTGCCATCGGCTTGGCCACGCCAAGCCCGGCCAGGTTGGTGAACGCTGCGTTAACGACACCCCGAAGGTCGTCCGCCAACACCAGCGTCTCGCGGTGCTTCTCACTACCGGGCGAGAACTCGAAGCTCATTCCCGATTCGATCATTGCGCACCCCTCGCTGTCACCTCGTCCAGGAAGGCCATCACCTTCTTGACCGTGCCGGGCCGCGACCGGCGACCGCGGCGCAGCTTGAGCACGAAGGCCGGATCGCCGACGGCGAGATAGCCGAATCTGGTCGCGCTCATACCGGTCAGGTCCATGACCCCCTCGACTTTGTCTAAAAGTGTCGGCTTCGTCGTCATGCATAAGACACTACTCTTGCTTAGTGCGGTTGGCAAGAGTAATCTGCGTTCGTATCTCGACGGCGGGCGACACCCGCCAACACTACGACGAACACGGAGGGAATAGAGCGATGGGCGACATCAAGGAACTTGTGGAGCGGCTGTCGGAACCCGATGGACCAGACGGCCCCCACATGGACAGGCCCCTGTTCTACGAGGTCATGAAGGCGTGCGGGATCAAGCCAAATTGGGGCGACCGCAGGCTTGATTACCTGATGAAATTCATCCGGGCAGAGGCATGGCGCGATGCCTGCGCAGAACTGCAAGCGGTGGCGCTGCCGGGGTGGGATGGGCGAACGGTTGCCGTTAATCCGCCGGACGGATGCGCTGTCCGTCTTTCAAAACTCAGTTCGTATCAATCGGTTGAAGGCACACACCCCACCAGCGAGCCCCGTGCCCACCTGATAGCAATTCTGAGAGCGATGGAGGCCGCCGCCTTCCGCGAGTCCGACAAAACTTGACGACCACGTCCACAAGGTAGAAAAATGAGCGCCCCGCCGGAAGACAACCGACGGGGCGCAAAGTTTGCCTTTTGGAGAAAGCAGCGAATGAACGCCACCGCCAATGTAGACACGGACACACCAAAAGACAAGCGAGAAATGGCCATATCCTTGGCCGAACGGGGCTTTCGCGTGTTCCCGCTCGTGGTCGATGGACGCAAGCCCGCGATAGATAAATGGCCGGAGCGCGCGTCTGACGATCCGGCTATTGTAGCGCGATTCTGGTCCGACGATACCGGAGCACCCAAGCACTACAACATTGGGATAGCCACCGGCCGCGGGCTGGTCGTGCTCGACTTCGACTGCAAGCACGGCAAGGCCGGTCTCGCCGCGCTCGATGCGTGGGACGACATACCCGGCGCGCTGCCGCCATCGCTGCGTGCCCGAACGGCCAGCGGCGGCGTCCATGTCTATCTGTCGGTGCCGGAGGACGTGGACCTGCGCAATACCGTCGAGAAACTGGCGCCAGGCGTCGATGTGCGCGCTTATCACGGATATGTGATCGCACCTGGATCGACGATCGGCGATCTGGTGTATGAGTGGCTGACGCCGGCCGATTCGCCGATCGAGCCGATGCCTGACGACATGATCGAGCGGTGTGCGAGGGCCCGGGTGACAGAGCGCGACGACAGGCCGGCGTTGGTTGATCTGGATGCCCCTGCGGCAATACGTCGCTCCATCGATTATCTGAGGGATGAGGCGCCGGAAGCGACGCAGGGTTGCGGTGGCGACCTGACCACCTACCAGGTCGCGGGCAGGGTCAAGGATTTAGGAATATCGCCGGACGTCAATTTCGATCTGATGAGCGAGCACTGGAACGAGGCTGGCAAGGCCATACCGCCGTGGAATCCGGAAGAACTGCAAGCCTTGGTGGCCCACGCGTACAGATACGGCACGTCGCCGATCGGGATTGCCAGTCCGGCAGCGGACTTTGTAGACCTGTCCGGGGTCGTGGACATGAGCGGCGGACCTGAGCACGACAGCGCCGATGTCGGCAATCTCTACTACGTCGGTTTCGACGATGCGGCCCGGCAGGCGCTCGCAGAGCACCCAGCCCCGCTGATCAAGGGATTGCTCGACCAGCGGGCGTTCAGTGTGGTGTACGGCGAATCGAACTCGGGCAAGACGTTCGTGGCGCTCGACATGGCCTACCACGTAGCCGCGGGCGTCGCGTGGGGCAGAAAGAAGGCCCAGCAGGGTCTGGCCATCTACCTGGCGGCCGAGGGAGGCCGTGGCATCTTCCGGCGCTTGGCGGCGCTCAAGCAGGCCAAGGGGGGCGAGAACCTGCCGTTGGTGCTCATTCCGTGCCCCGTGAACCTGCTCAACAGCGAGGCCGACATAAACGCGCTGCTGGCCATTGTGCGGGCGGTCGCCGCGGACTACGGCACCGACCCTTCGCTGGTGGTGGTCGATACGCTGTCCAGGGTGCTCGCCGGCGGCGACGAGAACACATCCAAAGACATGGGCGCCTTGATCAAAAACTTCGACCGGGTGCGCGCGGTCACTCAGGCGCACCTGATGGTGGTGCATCACTCGGGCAAGGACAAAGCCAAGGGGGCGCGGGGCCACTCCTCGCTGCGCGCGGCCACCGACACCGAGATCGAGATCGTCGACGGCACGATCAAGGTCACCAAGCAGCGGGACATGGATTCCTCGCCGCCGATCAGGTTCAAACTGGAGACCGTGGACCTCGGTGTCGATTCCGACGGCGATCAGGTGACCAGTTGCGTTCTTGCCGTGGCCGCGCCCGGCGAAGTGTTCGGCGACGAAATGGACAGCGAGGACATCCTGTTCATGCGCGCCATCGCAGACGAGAAGGGAGTGTTGCCGAGCGGCAGTGTGATCGGGGCGCGGATGGCAGCCATCAAGCAGGACGAGCTGAACGAGATCGCGCGTTGGTCGGGAGAAAAGCAAGATGCAAAAGTCATGTTTTTCCCCCAAACGCGAGGCGTTAAACAGGAGGATTTCGCGTGTCTGAATCACTTGTCCGCTGTAGTCTCATATCAGACTGTCAGTCGATGTAAGACGCGCCTTCAGACAAAGGGTATTATCGAGAAAACCAAGAAAGGCCAATGGGTTAGGAAACAATCAGACATGTCAGACATGTCAGACACGTAAAGCCGATCAGATTCAGACAGTCAGACACCCCCCTTTAGGGGAGTCGGACAGACTGATGGGGCGTTTCGTCGGACTTTTTGGAGATTTTGGAAAACGCTAAAAATTTCTCAACGAAGTCTGTTCCCGTCGAGGTCGAGCAAAGGAACAACACCACCGCTGGCTGAAATTTCCGGAGGGATTGCGGTGCCGCGGGGTGCGGGTGTGATAATGGAATCCAGTAGGAAGCCGGCAACTCCGACTAACAGCAGGGCAATCCATGCCGCTCGCGGGATCTCCACCAAAATGTCTAGAAAGTCGTCCAGGATGCGAATCGGGACCGACAGAATGTAGCCTATGGCGAGGAGGAAGACCTCAAGTGCTTTTGGCATAGAAAAACCCTCCGACCCTGAATGTGGGGCCGGAGGGCTGGATTGTCAAACATGTACTACCGTAGATTCTGGGTTCCGCATCGCTTGAAAGGTCCGCTGGGTCCCGCGTCTAGCGCGGCGCAGATGCGGTGGTATGTGTCGAAATCGATTTCGCCGGATACGTAGATTATCCCGCCGTTGGAACGAAACAGCAGCGATGATGGCCCGCCCCGATCCTCCTGCGCACACACGTGGTCGTTGTACACTTCGTGAATGATTTCTGTTAGATTCTTCGCCATGGTTTCAGCCTTCCACTAAAGGCGTTGAATGGCGCCGGCGCCAGGCAGCCATGCAAGGCGACAGCGGGAGGTAGCACCTGCTAGTGGACAGGCCCGGGCGTTACCGCTACCGGCCTCCCGCCGATCCCGGCGAACCGGGATGCAATTGGGCATGAAAATGCCGCCTTGCTTTCGGGGGCGGATACCGCCACTAGAAGGGAGGTGCTAGCTCCGATTCGGATAATGGCGGTATCCGCGTTTCGTGTCAAACAAAACCTTGGCCGTTGATGAAAGATGCGATCAGCAGCAGGAACACGGCCAGCCGCAGGACCGTCCAGGCTATGCGGGTCATGTGGGCGATTCCTCAACAAAGGAAATGCATTCCCACGCGGTCCAGCGATAGCTGAACTGAGGCGCCGTGCCGATGCACTCGCCGGCGAATGTTCCTTCGTGCTGCCCGGGCCCTTCGACGCGGACACGCTTGCCGGTATGGATCGATCGGACGATTGTTCCGGGTTTCCAGGTCATAGTTCCGGCTCCACGTTGAGCGCCCGGCAGGCAGCGAAGTATTTGCCCCACGACGCATAGGCTCGGTTCTGGTAGTAGCGGAGATTGCGAAGCGCCCAGGGTGCGTCGGAAGCCGAAGCTTCGGCGCACTTCCGTTCCGCCCATTCACATTTGCGCTTGAGGTGAGTCAAGGTGTCCATCGGTCAGACTCCCACAGTGATTGCGGCAAGCGTCGCCGCGAGAAAGATCCAGCAGAACAGGGCGAGCGCGAAAACGATCGCCTTGCATGCCTCGTCTGCGAGTGACTTGATTGTCGGGTTGCGCATGGCGGATTACTCCCCATGCTCGGCAATCAGATCCGCATGGATGTCCGCGATAACGGAATCCATGCTGATGGCTTGCCCGGTCGTGGTCCGGCCCCACACGCAAAGGCCGGCAAAGTCGCGGTCGACACGCTCGCCCTTCGCCTCGAGCTTTTCGGCGAGCCACTCAGTCACGGCCCAATGCTCGTAGATTTCGCGCTCGTGCGGGTCGATGTCTTCGCGTTCGCAGAGTTCCTGCCAATCGCCTTCGGCGATGTCGAAATAGCCGACTCCGTGGTTGCTCACGGGTTTGAAGTGCGACCCGTGTTCTGTGCTGAATTGCCAGCCGGCCTCGATCGCGGCCGACTCCCAATCCTGCAGCGGGTAGCAGAGCCCGGCAGCTTGCTCGCAGAGCATGAGTAGCTCGCATTCGGTCATAGCCTTTTCGCCGAATGTTTGCGGGCTCAAGTGGCCGTAGCCCTGCGCCAGCGTGGCGACCAGATGGGACAGGCAGCAAAGCACCTCTTGTCCCACAATATTGTCGATCGTGCGCATTGTAGTCCTCCAAGGTTCGAGTTTTCAGGCAGTGCGGGCGCGCTTGGCTTCCCATCGCTGCGCATCGGCATCAAGCCGGTCCGCCATGCCGCTGGCGCGCTTGCCGAGTTCGGGCGAGTTGCGGTAGACGGCAGCCGCTTCCCTGCAGCCTTGGGCAATGTCGGCGCGCAACTGGTCGAGAGTGGTGAAGGGTTTCGGTGCCATGATCGATTCTCCAATGTTGGCGTTATCGCTGCCTTTGTGGCAATCTGTAGTCCGACCAGATCATACAAAGAGCACCTTGTCAAACATAACTTTACGTCAGGATTGTTGACCAAATGACCACAGAGATTGCCGACTATCTCGGCACACCAGACATGCAGGCAGCCTTAGTGCGGCACATCGCTGCCGGGCATGATCCGGCCGGCGCCGCCACGCTGGCGGGCTACTCGTTCCCTGAGGATGCTGCAGCCGTGTTCCGTCGTGATCCGCGGCTGGCGCTGATACTCCATCAAGAGATGCAACGGCGCATAGCGGTCGAAGGGGCGCCGCTGGCGTTGGGCGTTGTCCTGGGCGTACTCAAGGATGACACTGCAGACCCTAGGCTGCGCGTTGTCTGTGCTCGGGACATGCTCGATCGAGCCGGCCACATCGCGCCGAAGGCTGTTGAGTTGGCGATTGCGGATAGGGTGAAGGATCCGCACGAGATGACAACGGACGAGCTTCGCCAGTTCGTTGACGCTGGTGAGGAGGAGCTGGCCAATCGCGCCAAGCCGGTCAGGGCGTCAAAGCCTACGGTCGATATGTTTGATTGATCGGCTGCCTATCGTCGCGAACGGCCCATAGGCTGAAGCTATGGCTACCGACCATCCCATAAGCAAAACCTATGATGATCACGAAATGTTACAGAATGTTTCAAAACGTGATCGGAGCTTGGGCGTTAAAATCCGTTTAATACACTGATATCCCTCAATACTCCACGCCCAAACGGGGCGGAAACAGGGCGATCGGCCATGTTCTGCGCCAGCTGACCACGCTCGAGCAGCCAGGCCGGACCCGACCCCTGGGGAGGGGGCCGGCGTGCTCTGCGGCGACCGTTTCACCCGTCCGCAGAAAATTGCAAAAATTTTCAGATATCACCCCTCTTGCCATTGCCTGAAATGTATGCCATTGTCGCGCTACTGATCGGCGGCGGTGTGACGCGATGCAACGCCGACCCTGTTTAGCGGCAGGAGGCGGAAAGCGGTGGAGCCCGTGAGGGCGAAGCCGGAAACCGGCCGGGAAGAGGAGACGTCCGTAGATACGGCCCGCCGATCAACCTAACCCCCGAGGAGGGAACCACCCATGGGCGCGACCTTCGAGACCGAACTGACCGAACTGATCGCCAAGTGGCGCGAGCAGGGCGCGAGCGATTGGGACATTCTTGAGGCTCTTGACGCCGCGGTCGAGGAGATCGAAGGCAACCCCCAGTTCTGAAATTCGCCCAATCCCGGGCGATAACCCCCGACCGGTGCGTCCTCCCCTCCTGCCCCGCCGGTCGGGGGAACCTTAAAACCCCGAGGAGACGACAATGCCCACAGCCGAGTGCAACTGCGACTGCCACGATGGCATCCAGCACTTCCCCACCGCCACCATTCGCCGCGAGATGTTCGTGCTGGCGATCATACAGTCGCTGATCGAGCGGGCCGGCTACAACGTAGAGAATGCCGCCACGCAGGCCATTGCCGCGTGGGACGAGCTCAATCCACCGCAGGCGGTCGAGCCATGAACCCCACCCTGCTCATCGTCGCCGGCATCGCGGTCGCGGTCTTCGCGATTATCGTGCTGGCCAAGCTGAACGGTGCGTCGTGATGCTCGGCATCTTCGGCGTTCTGGCCCAGTCGCAAGCACATCAAGCCGCCATCGCGCAGCAGCGCCGCCACGAGGCAGAGCACCGCGCGCGGTGCCGGACGCCTGAGCAGCAACTGTATGCGTCGGCCAACGCGCATGCACGCGACCTGCGCAACTCGATCCGTGGCCGGACGTGGAAGTGCGGCCCGTGGACGTGGGAGACCTGAGATGGACTGGCAACCGATCGAGACAGCGCCGAAGGACGGTAGATTCTTGGTTTTTGGGGGCAAATGGGTCGGCGAGTGGTCCGGTGATTCGGACTACGCAACCGAAGTGGCGCTTGTTGACCGCACATACAATGCCTTCGACGTAGCGGACACGGAGTACTACGGCCCGACGATTGTCGCGCCTACCCACTGGATGCCTGTTCCTGCCCCTCCGGCGGACTAAACCAGCCCAGCCGCCTGCCGCTGTTGCAGCGAAATCTGTGGAGCAAGAGCTTCCTGAAGAATACGCGCCAGAATCGCCCCCAGAGACGTGAGATCGCTGCCTGGCGTGTCCGTCGGCGCCACCTGAGCCATCTGCAGCGGCGCCACCCCGTCGAGAATCGACCCCTGGTCGCCCAGATCCATCTCCGGACGCGGCCTTTCGCCCACCGGGGCGCCCCCGCCACCCCCTGGCCGACGCGACAACAGCGCATCGAGCAGCGGATCGTCCTTCCGCTTGGCGGAAAGCGTTGGCGGCCCCTGCGACGGCTGCGGAACGATCGATTCAGGCGACGGCTTGGCCATCGGCTGCGGCACGTTGGCCATCCGCGCCATATTCGGCCGCGGCTGCGGCGGAAAAGCGGGGTTGTCGGACGGATCGCCGCGCGACAACTGTCGATCGATCACCGGCGGCGACCAGATATCTGGCGTTGCGGGTGCCGGAGCGGCTGCAACGGGCGGAGTCGGCGTGATCGGGCGCCGCGGCGGGGCAAATTCGACTGCTTGCGGGTCGATTTTCGGCACGAAGTCCATGTCGGGGCCAACCGGAGTTGCATTTTCGGCCCTCGGCGACACCGTCTGACCGCTCGGGCTTCTCTGGAGCTCCAGCAGCAGGTCGGTTCCGCTCATCTGGTCGTTGTCGAGCGACATTTTGGTTGGATCGGGTGCCGAAGGCGCCAGATCGCCCCCAGCGCGCCGCGCTGGCGCCGGATTCTGCAAGTCCATCAGCAGATCGGTCGCCTGAAGCGGCTCGCCACCGCCGGATGGCGCGTATTCGGCCACATGGCCCTTGCGCGCTCCGGCGAGCTCGACGTGCCACGGCTCGTGACCGAGCGGGAAGGCCAGGCCGAAGTCGGGGGCCCGCTCGTGGAACGCTTTTCGCGCTTCCGGCGAGGCGAACCTGAGATCGGCGGCCGAACCCTTGTTGTGCTGCGACTTGCCTGGCGGGGCGACCCATTTGCGCGCGGCCTGCGGCGATCCGTACTTGGCGACCGCGTTCTCGAACAGCTTGCGCTGGTGATCCGGGTCGCGGTAGCCGGAATAGATGGTAGCACCCGGCACCGCGGCGAGCAGTGCGGCCAGCCGCTCGGCGAGGCGGGGATCCATGCCGTCGATGTGGCTGCGGTTCTTGCCTGCGAGCAGGAAGTTGGAAAGATCGGACATGGCGCGTGGCTCCGGAGACAGGGTCGGCCGTAGCATAGATCAATTCTTGTTGCGCGACAACGAGCGACACGCTACATTCGTCGCAGGGCGTAATGGCCGCGTCGCCGCCGGTTGAACAGCCGCGAGACCAGCATGGCACAACCGACTGCCTACAACCGTCAGGTCAGCTTCCAGGACTATCAGGCCGCGTCGCCAAGCGCGCCGATGTCCGGCACTTCGCTCGACAGCGAGTTCAACCAGGTCAAGATCACGCTCGACGAGATCCTGAACAACCTGGCGCTCCTGCAGCGCGACGACGGCGAGCTGGCCAACGAGGCGGTCGGCAACGACCAGCTGGCGCCGTCGCTGGCGATCGGCTTCAACTCGCCGACGCAGTGGCTGACCGGGACCAACTACGTCGCGGACGTCGACACGATCTTTAACGCCAACAAGTTCTACGTCTGCCGCACCACGCATACGTCCGGCACGTTCGCGACCGATCTGGCGGCGGTGAAGTGGGAACTGCTCGCCGATCTATCGACCTCCAACACCATCGACGACGGCTCGCTCGCCAACGCCAAGCTGGCCGACATGGCGGCGTCGACCATCAAGGGGCGGCGCGTGTCGGAAGGCGTGCCGGAGGATCTGACGGTGGCGCAGGTGCGCGCGCTGCTGGAGATCGGAGACGGCGCGGTGACGGACAATGCGCTGGCACGGTGGGACAGCACGCTCGGCGCACTGCAGAACAGCGTCGTCACCGTGGCCGACACGACCGGCAACATGGCCAACGTTGGCACGCTGTCGATGTCCGGTACGATCACGATTGCCGGCACGGCTACGGCCGCGGGCAAGATCGTGCTGGGCGAGGACACCGACAACGGCGCGCACACCGCCACGCTCACGCCGCCGCAATCGATCGCGGCGGACTACACCGTGACGCTGCCTGCGGTGACGGCTACCCTGGCGACGCTCGGCGCCAACACGTTCACCGGCGCGCAGAGCTTCGCCGACAACACATTGTCCCGTCCGAAGCTGATCGACTATGGTGAGACGGTCAACATCATCGGCGCGATCGGCGGCGGCACGCAGGACATCGATCTCGAGCTCGGAAACGTCGTCAGCGCGACGGTCGACACCAGCGAAACGACGTTCACGTTCAGCAATCCGCCGGCTACCGGCGTCGAGGGCGGATTCAAGCTCTACCTGACGAACGGCGGCAGTCAGACGGTCAACTGGCCCGCATCCGTCGATTGGGCCGGCGGTACGGCCCCGGTGCTGACTGCTTCGGGCGTCGACATCCTCGTCTTCACGACGATCGACGAGGGCACGATCTGGTACGGCTTCGCGGCCGGCGTAGCGATGGCGTCGCCGTAATGCTGAACGGTCTCATGCTGGCGACGGCGGGGATTCCCGTCACATCCTACACCAATGCCGGCGGCAGTGGCGACCGTACCAGTTTGGTCACCGTCACCTGCAGCGCCAACGTCACGTCGATGATCGGAGGGGGCACCCTGTCCAATCTGGTCGATGGCGGTTTCGTCGCCGACAACAACGATTCCGTGGATTTCGCGTCAGCCAGCTTCGCGGACGGGGATTTCTGGACATTCGACTTCGGCGCCGGCAAGCGAGCCTACATCGACGAGATCAAGACGTGGTTCGATCGAGTTGTCAGCTGGGGAACATGGAAGGCGCGCGCCTCGCAGGACAACACCAACTGGTCCGAGTTCAACAGTTTCACGTGGACCGGCATCAACGGCGCCACCGTGCAGGCGATAACGGGCATGCCTGCGCACGGGTTTCGCTATTTCGGGCTGCTCAAGGTCGGCGCGACCAGCGGGACAGTACCTCGCTTCAAGGAAGCTGAATTCAAGATTGCCGGCGCGTAGTGGCCTCGCGTCGAAAAATGTGCCTTTTGTTGCACTACGTCGCCCGACAGGCTATATTCGTCGTGATCTAGCGTAACGGCCGTTCGCTGTCGGCAACCCTGTGGCAGAGCCGGCGGCCGTGAAAGACACAATCCTCCACACCATTCTGGCAATCGTCGGCGGCGCCGTCAATCTGGCGCTGTTCGCGCTGCTGCCGCCGTTCTTCGCCGCCGCGCTCGCCGGCTGGCTCGGCTACGTCTACTTCCGCGAGGTGACGCAGCGCCAGACCCGCAAGGATCTGTCGTTCGAGCAGGGCTGGCTCCCATGGCAGTGGTTCTCGGCTGACGGCACGCTCAACGTGCAGAAGATCGTCGAGACCGTCGGGCCGCTGCCGCCCGCGCTGGCCGTCGCCTACCTCCTGACCCGGGCGTTCTGATGGTGGACTTCTCGACCACCGAGCTATTCGCCGCGGCTGCAGCGGCAGCGGCCACGATAGGCGGTTTCATCGTGCGCGACCGCCAGGTGGCCAAGACGATCGCCGACGGCGACGCCGAACTGCACCAGCGGGTCAACAAGGTGCGCGACGAATACGTCCGGCGCGACGACCTGACCGGGCACATCACCCGCATCGAGACGATGCTGATCGCCATGCGCGACGAGCAGCGGCGCACCAACGAGCGCATCGACTCCCTGCTGGTCAAGCTGGTGGAGCAGACCAAGTGACTGAGCGCAACGACGACCTCGAGGCGCGCGTCCTTGCCGCCAAGCGCATGCTGGCCGCCCGGGAAGCTGGCGAGCACATGAAGCCCTTCATGCGGTTCATGATGCCGGATACCGAGTTCCCGGATGACCCGGGCAAGACGGTATATGACGACACGCCACAGGGTGATTTGCTCTGCAAGGTGATCGAGGAGACTGAAGCGGGCAAGCGTCGGCGCACGGCAGTTTCGATCGCTCCTCAGCACGGAAAAACGATCCATCTCTCGACGCTCGGACCGGCATGGATTGCCGGGCGCAACCCGGGCGCGCGCATCATCGTCGCCAGCTACAACGACACGCGCGCGTCGGAGCTTGGCGAACTGTTCCTGCAGGCTGTCAACTCGACGCAGTTCAAGCAGGTGTTCCCGGATTTCCGGTTACTCAAGGGTTCGCAGTCGAAGACCAGCATGATGACGACCAAGGGCGGTCGCATCGTGTTCGCCGGTTTGCGCGGCTCGATAACCGGTCGTACTGCCGACTATTTCATCATCGACGATCCGATCAAGGACGACGAGGACGCGCAATCGGAACTATTGCGTGAGCAGAACTGGAAGAAGTTCTTCGCCGTGGCCTTCTCGCGCGGCGGCAACACCACCCGGATGATCGTGCTGCACACTCGATGGGCCGAGGATGACTTGATCGGCCGGCTGGTCGACCCGGATCATCCTGAGCGCGGCAAGCGGTTTAAGCACGACATCTCCAAGTGGGACTACTGGAACCTTCCCGGCGTCGTCACCGATCCGAAGCTCGCCAAGGCACTCGGCCTGACGCTCGAGCAGCCGACCGACCCGGCGGTGATCGAGCAGTTCGGCGACGTGCCGATGTCGGCGCTCTACGCCAAGGAGAAGAATTTGCAGTTCTTCGCCGAGTGGCGCGCGGGTGATGCGGCGAGCTTCGACGCGCTGGTCATGGGCAAGCCGTCGCCCGACGACGGCGACTATTTCAAGGCGGAATACCTCGTCGAGTACGACCTGGCCGACCTGCCGCCGCGCGCCGATCTGCGCATGTATGGCGCCTCCGACCACGCAGTGAGCGAGAAGCAGGGCCGCGACTATACCGTGATCGGCTGTGTCGGCGTCGACAAGGACGACAACCTCTGGATCATGCCGGACGTCGCCTGGCGGCAGATGGAGACCGACAAGACGGTCGAGGAATTGATCCGCCAGTTCAAGCTGCACAAGCCGCAACTGTGGTGGCTGGAAAGCGAGCTCATTTCCAAGTCGTTCGGCCCGTTCCTGCGCAAGCGCATGCGCGAGAGCAACACCTACGTCACGATCGACCCGGTGACGCCGTCCAAGGACAAGATGACCCGGGCTCGGTCGATCCAGGGTCGCATGTCCATGGGCATGGTGCGCTTCCCGCGGTTCGCGCCCTGGTACAAGGACGCCCGCCAGCAACTGCTGAAATTCCCGCGCGCCGCCAAGGACGACTTCGTCGACTTCATCGCCCACGTCGGCCAGGGGCTCGACAAGGAATACGGCCCGGCCAAGCGTCGCCCGGCCAACGACAACCCGCATCCGACCGGCTCGATCGGCTGGATCCTCGCCAACACCAAAGCACGGGTCGGCGCCGAACAGCGCGCCGCCGCCAACAAAGGCTGGTAGCCATGGAAGACGACGTCGAAGGCCATTCGGTAAACACGTCCGAGGATGCGGGCTCCGGCGCGCTGGTGCGCGGCGACAAGGCGTCGGGCGACTACGACGTGGACCCGGCGCGCTCCGCGCTGGTCAAGGAGTGGATCGCGCGGATCAAGGATTCCAAGCAGCACCACGAGGCGGCCTTCAAGCGCATGGACCTGTGCATGCAGATCGCCGAGGACGGCGACGAGGAGTCATGGGTGGAGGGTGACAATTACGTCGTGCCAGTCATCAACCGCCACATCAACCAGGCGGTGTCGCAGCTTTACGCCAAGAACCCGACGGCGATCGCCAGCCGCAAGGAACGGCTGATGTTCCAGATTTGGGATGGCAAGCCGGAGTCGCTGCAGATGGCGATGATGCAGGCGCAGGCCGGCATGCAGAACGTCGACCCGATGACCGGCCAGCCGATGGTCGATCCCAATGCGATGGCGCTGCTGGCCGAAGTGGCGCAGGCGCAGCAGCAGATGCGCCAGTTCGACCAGATGGGCAAGACCCTGCAGATCCTGTGGAAATACTACATGGACGAGCAGACCTACGGCTACAAGGAGCAGATCAAGGCGGCGGTGCGGCGCACCAAGGTGTGCGGCGTCAGCTACTTCAAGCTCGGCTTCCAGCGCATCCTCGAGAAGCGGCCGGACATCACCTCGGCGATCGAGGACGTCACGTCGAAGATCAAGGCGACCGAGGCGACCCTGAGCGAGATCGCGGCCGAGGAGATGGACGAGACCCGCGCTGAGGTCGAGCAGCTGCGGCTCAACCTGCGCGACCTCGAGGACCAGGAGACGCTGCTGGTGCGCGAGGGGCCGGTGATCGACTTCCCGCGGGCGCAGGAGATCATCATCGACAAGAAGTGCCGCCACCTCAAGACGTTCGCTGGCGCTCGCTGGATCGCCCACGAGTTCGACATGTCGCCGCGAGAGGTGCTGGAAACCTACGGTGTCGACATCAAGGGCGAGTTCATGGGCTACACCGACAAGGGAGCGGTGGCCGAGAAGAAGGACGACGGCTGCGCCAAGGTGTGGGAGGTGCAGGACAAGGTGAACCAGCAGGTGTTCACCGTGATCGACGGCTACTGCGACTTCATTCGCGAGCCGGCGTCGCCGGACGTCTATCTGGAGCGGTTCTTCAACGTGTTCGCGCTGGTCTTCAACGAGATCGAGAGCAAGACGAAGCTGTACCCGCCGAGCGATGTGTGGCTTTCGCGCCACATCCAGAAAGAATATAACCGGTCGCGCGAGGGGCTGCGCGAGCACCGCATCGCGGCGAAGCCGTACTACGTTACAGCTCCGGGTATCGAAGAAGCGGACCTGCTCAAGCTCGGCAACCACGCTGCGCACGAGATCATCAAGATTCAGGCGATTTTGGCTGGCCAGAAGGTGGAAGACTTGCTCCAGCGCGGGCCGACTGCGCCGATCGACCCGAACCTTTACGAGGTCGAGATGCACTTCAACGACCTGTTGCGCACCGTCGGCGCGCAGGAGGCGACGCTGGGCGCCACGTCGGATTCGACTGCCACCGAGGCGTCGATCGCGCAGAACTCGCAGAACAGCGGCCTGGCCGACAATGCCGACGATCTCGACGGGGTGCTCACCAACCTGGCGCGTGCCGGCGGTCATCTGATGTTGATGGAGCTTTCCAAGGAAACCGTGATCGAGATCGTCGGGCCCGGGGCGGTGTGGCCTGACGTGCAGGAAACGCGCGAGACCGTGGCCAAGGACATCTTTCTCGAGATCAAGGCGGGAAGCTCCGGTCGGCCGAACCGCTCCGCGGACCTGGCCAACATGGAGCGCGGCATGCCGTTCCTCATCCAGCTTCCCGGCGTGCCCCCCGGCCCGTTGGTCGACAAGTATACCAGCCTGCTCGATCTCGATCTGGAGAGCATCTACGTCGAGGGCATGCCGTCGATCCAGGCGCTCAACGCCATCGCCGGTCGTCCGCCGTCCAACATGCAGGATCCGACGGCCGATCCGGCGCAGCAGGGACCGGAAGGCCAGAACAATCAGCAGGCACCCGACCAGGGGCAGGAAGGGCCGCAGCCGGCCTACCCGGCGCCCGAGCAGGGCATGCTGCCATTATGATGTTGCGAATGTCGCTTTAATATGCGATTGTAGGGCAACATTGTTTGACAAGGGCGTATATCCGTGCCGCCAACGGAAAACGAAGACCAGGTAGTCGAGACGGAAGTCGAAGCTACCGAACAGGACGTGAATGCCGCGGAGCCGTCCGCCGCGGAAGGCGTAGAAACACGCACCACCCTCGATGTCGTCAAGGACGCGCTGGGTGGCGACGAGGAATCGCCGGCCTCGGATGTTGGGATCGAAGCGACTGACGAGTCCAAGGACGAGTCGAAAGACGAAGCCGAGGACGACCTTGACGGTGACCCCACCGAAGAGGAAACGAGCCAGTACACGCCGAACGCCCAGCGTCGCATCCGCCAACTGGTCGATGTGAAGAACACCTTGCAGGCCGAAGTCGACGCACTGAAGCCGCAAGCAGAGAGCCTGGAG